GTGGTGCAAGGAGAACGTCAGTCCGTACATCGTGACACCCGAGCAATGGTTCGGTACTTCCGAAAAGTTGTACGACCACTTCCCGAGCGAACCTGTGTTCGGTGGCATGTGGGACTTCCTCGTGCTAGACAAGCCGTGGAAGGGCGCGCGCACAGGGGTCAAGATAGTCGGCGTCGTCGAGGCCAAGACCTCCTCCCGTCCGCAGGACTGGGTGGACGGTGTTCCCGAGTCCTACGCGGTACAGGCGCTTGAGTACGCCTACCTGCTTGAAGTGGACAGGGTGTTCGTCCCTGTGGCATTCCTGAACGACGAGGACTACGACCACCCCGAGAAGTTCGTCTGTACGGACACCAACACGTTCCTCTACGAACTGAAGGTCTCCGAGAGCGACATCGGCAACCAGATGACCTGCGCGATGGATTGGCACGAGCATCATGTCGTAGGCAACGTCTCGCCGACGTTCGACGAGAAGAAGGACAAGGTGTTCTTGCAGGTGCTCCGCAAGTCCGAAGTCAAGAGTGACGGACTGGAGACCCTAGCAAAGCGGGCTGCTATCCTCGAAGCCAAGATAGAAGCCGCAGTTGCTACTGCCGGACTGGCGGAGATGGAGAAGGAACTCAAGGGTCTCAAAGACTCAATGAAGCCTGCCTTCATAGTGCTGTTCAAGGATACCGACGACACAGTTTCCGCCTACGGGTGGAAGGTCAAGAAGTCAACTCGCGACGCAATCGACAAGGAGCAGATGGCAGCAGACAACATTCTGGAGAAGTACACCGTTCAGACAATCAGTTACACCATGACCAAGGAGAAGGCACATGCCTAATGTAACAGGACGCGGCAAGCCCACGTCGTTTCAGATGCTCCCCGAAGGCCCGCACACGCTTCACATCACGAACGTCAAGGGACTTCCTCGTGACAACGTGACCGTCGTTACGATGGAGATGGTCAACAAGGACGGCCTCGGATTCAAGGGTAAGTACCCGCAGAAGTACGACCTCACGAGCGACGGCGGTTGGACCGCCTTCTATTTCCTCGTGCTGAACAGCCTCGGCATCGACATCAACGAGGGCGATTCGTTCAACATCGACCAGTTGGAAGATACCTACGTTGAAGTCGAAATCATCCACAAGGACGGCACGAAGCCACGCGAGGATGGTTCGTTCCCCGTATTCACGAATATCAAGGCGACCATCGGCAAGGGTATCCCGTTCGGTGACGACACCCCCGTCGAGTCTGCGGACGAGGACTTCGAGTAAGATGGCAAACACTTACAGTAGTGCGTCATTCGATATCACGGGGTATCCATCGGCGACGATTGGGTGCTGTGCCGAACCGTGTCAGCCCAAACTAACCATCGGCGACCGCGTTCGTATTCGCGCGGGCTACGAGGGCGCTGGCTCGTGGGGGTTCTACCGAGGCAAATCGCTGAACGACGCGGCTAAGGCGAACATCACATGGGGTTCATCCACCAATAAGGACAGCATCCTCGCCGAGTCCATCGAGTTGTACCCGTACACCCGCGAGGAGCGCATCGCGCGGGCCATCGAGGACTTGAACGAGTTGCTGGACCCGTCCTATCCCGGTACCGAGATGACCGACATCGACACGGCGTGCATCTACGCCATCGTTGATGCGGGGGTCTAGACAGCAATGGGTCAAGCCGAGTCCACGGTTCAGGCAGACATCCTAGCCTACATCCGAGGGTGCGGCGGGTACGCCGTGAACATCGGGGGCAACGCCTCAATGGCGAAGGGCACCCCCGATGTTCTGGCGTGCTACAAGGGCGTGTTTCTCGGGCTGGAAGTGAAGAAGCCCGAGGAGTCCTACGGACTCACCACGCCGCAGCGAATCCGCCTCAAGCAGATAGCGAAGGCTGGCGGAGTGTCGTGTAGCGTCGCCTCGGTGGATGATGTGGCGCGTGTCATTCGACTGATAGACGAGAGAGGACGGCCATGAGCAGAATCTTCCTGAGCAAATCGACGCAAATCCACAATGCCTACAGTGGGGGCAGCACCGAGGCTATCCAGATGGATGCCGTTGTTGACCTCGTGCCGCCGCTCCTGCGTGCCGAAGGCCACACCGTCGAAGTCGGCGAGGGTAAATCGTGGCAGGAGCAGGTCGCGCTAGGTAACTCGTTCATGGGCGCAGCGGGCCGCTACTACGCCATCCACTCAGACGCGGGTGGTGGCGACGGCACGACCGCGTTCTATCATCCCGGCTCGCTGGTGGGTAAGCGTATGGCCGAGAGGCTGTATGCGCGCGTAGCCCCTGTGTCTATCGGTAAGGACAACGGAGTGAAAGAACGTGGCGACCTTGGGGAACTGAACGGTCCGAAGTCCCCCGCGTGTCTTATCGAGGTCGAGTTCCATGACAACCCCGTCGGCGCACACGACATCCGTTCACGTCACTCAGCCTACGCGCACGCCATCGCTGACGGTATCCTCGATGAGGTCGGACGCAAGCCGGTCGCAAAGCCGACCGTTCGCCTGACCTGCTCGAAGAAGAACGCGAACCGGCTTGAGGGTTACGTCCTCAGCGGTGTGACCTATCCGATGGCTAAGGTCATCATGTCCTACCGCCGTCCGGGCGAGACCGAGTGGCGTCCGTGGGTCACGCTCACCGCGAACGCGGCGGGTGGGTTCAACGTAGGTACGCGCGGGTACCGCGTCGGCGTCTATCAGTACCGCGCGATGTCACCCGACAACATCAAACTCGGGTTCCCCATCTGGCGCTACGGCTACGCGGCGGTCAGCATCGTCAAGTAGGTTCGGCACGAACTGAATCCCCGTCGCGGAAGGAGAGTTTACGCGGCGGGGATTCTCTATGCGCTCACCGAGTCACACTCAGCGAGAGTACAGGCTTATGCGCAGGCTACTGACGCCCACTCGAAGTTGTCTACTCGGACTGCGATGGCAAAGGTCGAGCCGCCCGCCACAACACCCGCCACCGTCTCGGTGAGGTCGGGGTAGGCCACGGTCGCAATCAGTGTCGGGGTTGTCGTGGTGTTGTAGATTAGGTACTCGATGTCCACGTTGTCCCAGTCATCATAGCCCGTAACGCCCGTCCACGCGAACGCGACAGATGTCGCTCCGATTGTCGCGGTCGGTGTCGTGACCGCCACGGGGAACGGGGCCGCCCCTGTGGCCCCGACGTATACCGCAAGAAACTCGACGCGGCCCGCGCCATTGAAGGTGCGCTTCGCTTCGATGAGCAACACATCCAGATACTCGTTGTCCACAGCGAGTTGTACGATATTCCCACACTTCAGTGATGGGTCGTCGCGCATCGTGAATCGGTACGCGCGCCCGCCGAAGTCGGGGAATGACCACGACAACACGCCGTCGGCTTTGTACTGCGTCGTGACGAGCGGGTTGTCGATGTTAGTCCCAGCAACCGTGGACGCATCGTTGGATACCGAGTCGTCAATCTTCTGTCCTTTGATGACGAGCCGCGCATACATCGTTGGCGGGACGGTGCTGGCAATCCAGATGTCAGAGCGCACCACCGTGTTGTAGGTGTTCACCTCAACGATGGCGTTGGTTATCTCAGTATCGACATCTCCGACGCGGCTGTAGACCCTGCGGTCGGCACAGCCGTCGTGGGCTATGGAGACCGTCAGGTTACTACCACCGAACTTCGGCACATCGAGAATGTCGGTGTACGCGGTCTCAATCTGGTAGTTGTGAACCGCCGCCGAGAAAGGCGCGATAGGTTGGTCATATTTCTCATACTGCGGGATGCCGAACGTGTTGAGCGCGTTGATTTTGTAGTCGAGTTTGGCAATGTTGTGTGTGCAGACGAGTGTCCGCACTCCCGTGTTGTCTAGATACCAGCGTCCACCGAGGAGGTTGGCGAAGTGAGCCACCACATCACTAGACGAAGTAGTCGAGGAAATGGGCGCAGCGAAGTCGCTGCCCGACACATCATCTCCTAGGAACAATCCTGAATGAATCACGATGGTAGTCCCCTAGCCGTTGTGGGCGGTCACGCGGGCACACCATATGCAACGCCATAGCCCCCCGCATAGGTGGTGAATGGGTCTGCCCGGCCAGTCCAAGTGATGCCATCGGGTGAGGTGGCAATCCTGTTCCCGCCTGCGCCGACAGCGACCCACAGCGAGCCGTCCCACGCGACGCCATACCCGGAGGTGGTGAACGGACCCGTCTGGCCAGTCCACGTTGTGCCATTGGGGGAGGTGGCTATTGCATCGACCGCGCCCGTACCGGCGGGGTTTTCGCCGACAGCGACCCACAGCGAGCCGTTCCACGCAATGCCATAACCGAAGGTGAGCGGATTTCTCCGGCCAGCCCACGTTATGCCGTCGGAGGAGGTAGCAATCGTCTTAGTGCCGTAGCCGACAGCAACCCACAGCGAGCCGTTCCACGCGACGCCGTGGACAGGAGCAAGCGGACTTGTCCGGCCAGTCCACGTTATGCCATCGGGCGAGGTGACTATCTGATTGGCCCCATTACCGACAGCGACCCACAACGAGCCGTTCCACGCAATGCCATAACCATAGTTGAGCGAACTCGTCCGGCCAGTCCAAGTGATGCCATCGGGTGAGGTGGCTATCTTGTCGGTGCCTGCACCGGTTCCGACGGCGACCCACAACGAGCCGTTCCACGCGACGCCGCGCCCTGTGGTGAACGGACTCGTCTGGGCCGTCCACGTTATGCCATCGGGGGAGGTGGATATCCCGCCTGCACTGATACCGACGGCGACCCACAACGAGCCGTTCCACGCAACACCATAACCGGAGGCGAGTTGACTTGTCCGGCCAGTCCACGTTGTGCCATCGGGTGAGGTGGCTATCGTATTGACCCCAGTGCCGGTACTGCCAGAGCCCGCACCGCCTATAGCGACCCACAGCGGGGCTATTGCGTCCTCTAGCGCCGTAGGCGTTGCCTCCGCAGAATCACTCTCCGCGCCCCAAATGCCAATCTCGTCCCGAGCGGCGACCGTGAATGAGTACGTCGTGTCGTTCGTCAGTCCCGTCGCGGTATAGGTGAGTACGTTTCCGAGAGTGGCGAGTAGCGTGCCGTCTTGATATACACAGTAGCCGACGATGCCCCCCTCGCCGGTAGCAGCATCCCACGCGAGGACGGACGCCGCGTCGCCGTTGGACGCGGTAAGACCCGTGACCTGCGAGGGGGCGTCGCTTGGAGGAAGGGGCACATATTCGTCATCGGGATACGGTCCCGTGATGACGCCATACGGCGAGTTGAGATATCGTGCGTCCAAGAGAAGCCCCATGCCGTCTTGCGCCTCCACGTTGACAATCCATTGGTTCTTATCCAGTGTTGCGTTGGTGACGAAGAACCGCCCCATCGTCACGATGTCGTAGGTCTCAACGCCGCCTACGACGGTCATCCATCCACGCTCGACCTCGAACGGGTGGTCTTGTGCGAAGGTGGCGAGGAACGCCGCGATAGTCGTCTGCAACGTCTCTTTGGTGAACGGAGTGTGTATCGAGAACTGACAGGAGTTGACCTGCGCGAGCGTGGACGTGGGGTCAAAATATTCAGTCGTGTTCACAGCCACAAGGGAGTCGTTGCCGTCCGCCCCGTTGCTGTAGACCGCCAACGGCAGTCCGTCTGTGCCGAGCATCGTCACGCGCCCATACGCGCCGTCAAGTGAGGTCTCAAAGTTCTTGGCGTACCACGCCGTCTCCGGGGGACTCGGCACGATGGCCGCAGCCTTCGCGATATCCGTCCACGCGTATCCACTACCGAGCGAATACGGGTTGCTCCACTGATTCGTTCCCATCAGCGCGAACAACGGAAGCGACAGATAGAGCACCCACGCGGTCGGTGTTGCTGACGGAGCGACCCAAACCTCAAATAGTTTGTAGTTGCCCGCTTCGCGCGCAACAACCTTGACGTATGCTTGCGCGAGTCCAGCAGGGAGCGTGACCAGATACGGGGCCATCCATGTTGTGTCGCCCCCGACCGTCGCAACACCGTCGAGCATCAACTCGATAGCCACGGTGCTATCCCCTGTGTTGGGGGTATCCAAGAGGAAGTCGATATAGTTGCGCGCGTCGGTGGCGTAGCGCACCTGCGCGGCGTAGCCGCCAGTGACTGCCGACGTGCGGCCCGTCATCACACCGAAGTCTCCGGTATCGATGGGGTTTGCGTTCGGCGGCGGGGTGATGTCGAACCAGTCGAGAACGACGGTGAATGTCGCGGTTGTCGCGGCGGCGTTCTTGCGGCCACTCCACGACCACACGACCGTGTGCTCCTCGCTCACCAATGGGCCGCTGTCCCACACGGGAACGGTACACGCTACCGAAGTCGGGGTGTAGAGGTCCACATCAGTCGCAGCCCCGCCATCGATTGCGACGGTGGCGATGCCGTACTGGGAATAGGTTACCGCATAGATACGGATGCGCGTCCCCGTGAACGTGATGGTGTCATACCCCGCTGCGTTCCACTGGTGGTCCCACAGGTGGGTGTGCGCGCTCGGGGGCTTGTGATACAGTTCGGCACCGCCTGTGCGGACGATGTGGTTGTCATAGACGTTGTACGCGATTTCTCCGGCCATCGTCTAGACCTCGACCATGTTCGCCGACACGTTCAACCAGTGTGTTGGTACGCCCGTGGCGGTACTACCGACCCGGAACGGGTCACCTGTTCTGTCGCCGATATACATCTTCTTGATGACCTTGGCCTGAATACGCGGGTCGTAGAACTTCACCCAGAAGGTGAACTCTCCACCCTGTGCCCTGTCGAATAGGACAAGAAGGTTGTGAAACTCGGTGTCAGTGAGTGGCGGGAACACCAGATTGAGTTTGCACTTATCTGACCCCACGGTTTGACCGATGAACGTGCCTGTGGCGTTACGCCCGCCGTCCACGTTCGTGGTGAACTCAAGGGTGCCCGAGTCGAGTTTCGGCATTGGGATACTCTGCCACGAGTACGAGTAACTGCCGGAACTGCCGGTGCGCGTGTGGCTTATCTGGATGTAGTCGCTTATCATGCGGGGTTACCTGCCGTTCCGACGGAAATCATCCCACCGACGCCCGCGCGTGCGGTGCTCGTCTTGATGATTTTGCCTGCCTTCACACCGTCAATGAACACGTCGCCGCCACCACTCGATTGCGGAGCGGAACGCAGCGCGGCGGTTGTGGCGGAGTAGACCGCAGCCGCCATAGCCTCGACGAAGCCCGAGTTTTCGAGCGGCATGACGGTGTTGTTGTTCCCACCGTAGGAACCGACTATCTCCGGGCCAGCATCACCAGCAACGAACATTCGGCCTGCGGGCACCGACCCGCCGTCAGCAAGGTACGGGATGGTGGCGACTCGATTCACCTTCTTCATCAAATCAGTCTTGTCCACCGACTTCGCCGCAGAAATGACCTTGTTCAGCAAGGCAATCGGGCCGTTGTTGATGGCGCTGATGAGGAAGTTGACCCCGCTCTTAAAGATGCCTTTGATGGCGTCCCACGCCGCGCTGAGTCCTGCCGTCAGGCCATTCCACACGTTGCGAACTACCCGTGCGATGGTGGCGAATACGGGAGTGATGAACCGCACGATTGCCTCAATCGGTCCCTTTACCGCCTTGTAAACGAAGTTCCACGCTTCTTGTGTTTTGGTCTTGATAACACCCCATGCCGAGGTTAGGGCCGTCACCACACCGTTCCAGATGCCCTTGAGAAACCCGGTGATGCCGTTCCAGATTGAGGTGGCCTGCTTGGCTATCCATTGCCACGCGCCAGTAAGGACACCTGTGATGATTGTCCATATCCGAGTTGCCTCAGCGCTTATCCAGTTCCACCCGGCGATGATGGGGTCTGTGACGGTCTGCCATATCACCACGGCCTGCACACTTATCCACGTCCACGCATCCGTGAGCGCCGTGGTGATGATGGTCCATATCCGGGTCGCTTCTGTGCTGAGCCACGTCCACGCCAGAATGATGGCGGTCCCTATCAGGGCTACCGGGATGAGGATAATGGCCTTGATGATGTTCCATACCCACGCAAGGCCATCGCTGATGGTTTTCCACACCGAGGCCGTTTGTTCAGAAATCGTGTTCCACGCGTCGATGATGGGTTTGACAATGTACATGTTCCAGACCTCGGACACCATAGTGGCGAGGGTATCCCACGCCGCAACAATCGGGTCGGTGATGGCCGCCCACGCGCCAGCGACGGCGGCACCGAGGTTACCCCATGCGTCAGTGATGGCGGTGGTGATATTAGCCCATGTGATGACCGCGCCGTCAACGAGATTTTTCCATGTGGTCGAGATGGTGTCGCCTAGCGTCTTAGCCCACTCCGAAACCTTGTCCCAGTTCTTCCATAGCGCCACACCTGCGGCGATGACGGCGACGATGCCAAGGACAATCCAACCCACGGGTCCGATTGCCGCTCCAAGAATCTCGAACCCTGCGGCGGGTCCACCAACAGCGAACGCCGAGAATATTGCGCCAATGGTTTCGCCTGCTGTGAGTAGCCACGCGGGCCATGTGAACGCCATGATTTTAGCCACGAACAGGCCGAAGCCCGTTGTGATGCTGCCGCTGCCCCCGCCAAACAAGAGATCCATATCGCTAAACGCGCCAAAGATGCCCGCCAAGATACCCTTGAGGGCTGTGAAGCCGAGCAACTTACTGAAGATACCTATGAGCCATCCGAGTATTTTGAGAACGGTGGTTATCCCCTTGAACGCCATGAGGATTGCAAGAACTCCACCGAGCGCCTCGGAGGCTTTGGGGTGCGCGTTGAACCACTCAAGGACGGCCTTGATTCGCTCCAACACCAGCACACCGACGGTGTTGATGACCCATACACCCATCGGCTTGATGACGTTGTTCCACATGTCCACAAAACCCTTCCAAATATCCTTGGCGAAGGGCTTTAGCGCGTCCCACACTTCACTCAGGGCTTTGAGGAACGGGGCGAACACCACGCCTAGATTCTTGAACATGGCCTTGATGGGGTCGGTGATGGCCGAGAGACCCTTGGCACCACCTATCATGTCGTACACATCGAATGGCGCGATGGTTCCGCCACCGGGCGCGCCAGCCGCCGTGTCTATCGTAGGGGGTTTGATGATGTTGAGTTCATCAATCCCCATCGTGTAGTCTTTGAGTTTCTTAGCCTCATCAGCCGCAGCCTTGGTCGCCGCAGTAACGTCGGTCATGTCGCCAAACAGGTCGTCCGTCCCCTGCGCCGCCCCGGCCACCTGCTGTGTAAAGTCGTTCCACGATGGCATCTTGATACCGAACAGGGCGAGGAAGGCTTGCCCCGCCTGCGCGACCGCCTGCGTGACGTAAATGAGCACAGGGAGAATGGCCTGAAGCGCGGGCATGAACATCCAACCGATAACGCGCGCGGCCACTTGGAACTGGTCCGAGAGCACACGCATCATGTTGGCGGGGGACGACAGCGTGCGAGCGAGGTCACCCTGTATCTTGGTGGAGTTTCGGACGATGAGGTTGTGCATCAGGATGATTTTGTTGGCTTTGGTGAAGGTGGCGACGTTCCCCTCGATACCTTCCTTGAGGGCTTCCATCTTCAAGGAGGCCAGTGTGACATCGAGACCGAGGGCTGCGACAGCACGAGTCTGCCCCGCCATCGCCGACCGGAACTTACCTGAGACGGTCTCAAAGTCCATGTCGAACAGTGACGCATAGTCATAGGTCAACTGGGTGAAGTTCCGCGAGACCGTGGTGGCCGTTTCGGACACCATGCCGAGGGATGACGCCATGAGATAGAACGTCGAGTTCAGTTCCCTGAACTGCTGCGGGTCAACGCCAAGCATGTTGGTAATCGAATCCGCGTAGTCGTTAGCCGCGCGCGCCGTGGTACCCATCGCTACTTGAAAGAGGTTGATTTTCTCCACAAGGGCGACGGCTGCGCCGAGGAAAACCTTGAACGCACCGATGATGGCCGAAATAGCGAAGAACGCGAAGAAGATGGTTGAGCGCAACTGGATGAATGAACCTCCGAGGGTCTTTGCCGCCCCCGACCCAGTTTTCGCCATCGTCTGCAACTTCTCACTGAGGACCGAGGTTTTCGACCCAACCGCCTGTATCGCGGTGCCGGTCTGGGCCAGCGGTGCCGCCATAGCGGCAACATCAGCCGTCGCCGCTGCGGTGCTAGCCGCCACACCCGCGCCCTTCGCAGCGCCAGCGACAGCGGGACTGGTCGCCATCTGCGTGGCTATCTTGCCCTGTGCTGTGATTGCACCCGCGTTGATGCGTGCGATGGATGGCCCGAGACTACCGAGTCGTCGCATCCCCGGCGTGTTGAGCGCACGGGCCAACCGATTCAACGCGCCCGCGAGAGCGTCGATATTGGTGGCAGCGGTCGATGCCTCAGCAACGACCTTGATGGCAAGTTCGTCTACCGTGATGGCTGTGTCAACCATGCGTACATCCATTCAGGTATGAGAGCGGGGAGCCGACCCTAGTTCTTCGGCTCCCCGTATTCCTTGTTCGGCGTTTTGCCAGAGAGCCGCGCCGCTACAGCGAGGAAGTCTGCGTGCGACTTGCGTAGGTCACGCTCGCGCTTCTGTGCTTTCAGTTCTTCGTCAATCTCGTATGCCACCATCGGCTCCGTCGGGTACTTCGCGCTGCTCGACTTACTGAATGCCTGCGAGAGCACCACACCGACCGCCAACATGACGTACCGTCCTGTGTTCCACGCCAGCGTGTCCGAGGCGATGACCTCGTTCTTCTGGCGGATACCCCCGACCTCGATGGCGTAACTGACTATCTCGGGGTCGCCGTGCCAGAACTCGTCGTAGGTGACACCCACCGCCATGACTTGCGGACACAGGTCGATGAAATACTCAGTCAGTGAGTCGTACGACTTCGCCTTTGAGTCAACTTGCGAGTCCGGCTGGTCTACTCCGACTCGCCCAAGCCGAAAAGGTTGGTGTATGCCTCGGTCAGAGTCTCAATCATGTCCTCGAACTTAACCTCGTGCGTGTCGAGCAGGTGGTCGAGCATCAGGTTGCTCTTGGACGGGTTGACCTTGTACTTGCTGAACAGGGACGCGAAGAACAGGAGGTAGACAGCCGAGAAGGGCTTGTCCGCGATTTCCGATGCGGAAAGCCCCTGTGACTCAGCCTGTCGAACTCCAGCCCGCGTCATGTTCAGTTCGTAGGTCTTGCCCTCATACTCAAACGAAGTCATGTGCTCTCTCCTTCACAGGTGGGAACGTGGTCGGTTGACCAACGTTCAATCCAAGCAATCGCATCATCGAGTCCGGCACGAACACCCCGAGCGAATGCTTGGGTTTCGGCATCGGGACGTTTTGTGATTCCCGCGCCATCTGCCGCCCATTTCAGGTTGAACAACATCAGGTCGATTTCAGAAAGACCCATGTGCTCTCTCCTTCACAGATGGACTGGACTTGTCGTGCGTGCGACCATTTGCGCCTTGCGGCTCGGGCTGGTCGCCCACCCGACTAACCTCTAGGAAACGGAACTCTCGTCAACCTCGTTGAGAGAGGTCGCCTGCGAGATGTAGACTGTGGTCGTGACTGCCGCGTCGATACCGGCCTCGCCCGGAGCCACAGGAAGCACCGTACCAGTCCACCAGTACCGCAGCGCGAGCGGCGCGGGGAACACGATGCTGAACGCGCGCACCTTGCCCGACGCGGGGACTGCGGCGGCGGCGGTGACGGCGTCGATGAGTCCGGGGGTCATGTTCGCGGGGAACTCGAACGAGCCACCCAAGTCCATGAGGCCGTTGATGTAGGTCTTCTGTGACAGTTCCGCGAGGGTGGTGGTCTCAATCTTCGCGGGGGACGCGCTCATCGACGGGATACCCGTGATGTCGGGGATTTCAGTCCACGAAGTCGGGATTGCCGGGACGTTGAGCGTCACGGTCGAGTCCCCGTAGTAAACCTTGATACCTGCGGTAATCTGAGCCATGCTGATTACTCCTATCGTCTGTACGAGTAGCCGTACGAGTCCAAAGTGCATTCTCCGCGCCACACGTTCGACGTTGTGTCGATACCTGACGGCGAGGTCGTGATGGTGCGCCGTGTGAGTTTGTACTCGGTGTCGAGCAGGTCACTCACCTCGGAGACGAGCACTTTGCCCGCCTCCCACTTACTCAGCACCAGCGGGTCGGACACCGCACCGTCGGAATAGTCCTTGGTGAGAATGTCCAGTTGATACGCGAGAACCGTTCGCTCCTCCCCACTCACCGTAGCGTGCGACTTCGGCAAGTTCGTGATTTCGTGAACCACGATGAGTGGGTAGTGCTTGGGAGACTCGTCGTACGGCTTACGGACGGTCACGTTCGGGATACTGAAGGTGTGGTCGGTCAGCGTGTCGAAGATGTCATCATAGAGTGACCGCACGCTGTACCGCCTCCTTCAACACTATCTTCGCCGGACCCAGTGCGCCGATGTAGCGCATAGCCAGTCCAGCGTTATACATTGGTGCTTGTGGCCCGATACCGTGAGAGATTACGGCAGTACCATCATCGAGGTACGCCCACTCCTTCTTGGTCGGGTCGGGCCGGTAGCCCGCCGCATTCATCGCGCCACCCGGATACGCACCCTCCGCGCCCGCAGCACCAGTACCGAACTCAAGGTACGCTATCTGCTGGCCGCGCCAGATGACATCGTGTCCGGGCATTCCTACCTGAACACTCACCGCTGAGGTATTCGCACCGAGATAGTTACCGTCCACGTCCTGTAGCGTGCCGATGCCCATACGGACATCTTCGGCTACCCCAACACACACAGCCTGCTCCATGCGGTCTGTGACGCGGTTGACTGTCTCCGAGGACGATAGTTCCCGAGCGAGTGTCTTGAGTTGGTCGCGCAACTGCCGCACCTTACCGAGGCTCAGCGGGAGCACGACACTACTCATTACTCAGCCTCTTGAACAAGACCTCTGCGATTCCGCCCACACCCCGCGTGATGCCCGTGATGTAGAAGTTCGCGTCCCCCGCCATCGGGTCGTCCGTATCAGACGGGGTGGTCTCTAGCCAAGCGCGGTCGAATGCTTTGAGGTTTTCAACTTCAGCGTTGGTGGTCACAGCACGACGGTAGTCCATGTACTCAGGTCCGAACGCCGCGAGGCCCACATACGTGCTCAGCCCTCGGTAGTTCCACTTATGGAGTACCGGCAGGCTGTAGTTCTTGACGCCGCCGCTCATCGTCCCCGCGGCTATCCATACGGAGCGCTTCAGTCGCTCGGCGACGGCGACCATCTAACCCACCTGTGTCGGGAGCGTGATGCGTGCGAGCATGGACGGAGGGAACGAACCCTTCTCGTACGCGCGCGTCGCGCCGTTCTCGGAGAATCCGATAGTCCCGTCCACGCCACGCTTCTGGAACAGGTAGACGCCCATCTCGATTGCGAGAGAGGTGTAGACGGCCTCGAACTCCTCTACCTTGCGGTAGAACTTGATGGTGTCCGTTGCCGCCGTAGCGGCCATCTCCGACGCTGCCACCTCGGCGGGTGTGGGGCTTGCGACCCCACACCACACCAAGATAGCATCGGGGATGTCAGAGGCTATGGCTGTGACATCGAAGGCCATGTCAGATGCCTACGAAACCTCGTCGGTAAAGACCGGGGAGCCAGCACCGTTGGTGATGAACACCTGCGGGGCGGTGGTGGCGGAGGTGGTCTGCTTCAGACCCGTAATCTTCGCGTGCATCCACTCGGGACCGTAGTCCAGACCCCACTGGCCGAAAATCTGTCCAGACTCGCCAGCACCGACGACAGCCAACTTCTGATAGAAGAAGTTGCCGTAACCCGGAACGCCCTGAAGCACGTTGCGGCAGATGCCGAGGTTGTAGAAACCTGCGGTACCGTTGGGCTGATAGCGGTGAGCCATGAAGTTCAGACGACCGAACGGAGTGAGGTAGGTGGTCAGAGCCGAACCGGCATCGCTCATCGAAGCGCGCTGACCCTGATTGAGGATGATTTTGTTCAACTGAACCATCTGCTCCGGGTTCAGAACGCCGGTCACGTTGAGCAGCCCATACGGTGAGCCAGTGACGACGCCCTGCGCCAGTTCGATGAGCATGTCCCCGCCGAGTTCGTCGTCGCCACCGATGACGACGTTAGTCTCGATTGCGGCGTTCAGACCACGAGTCTTGTCAACCTGCGCCGAGGTGGTGGCGAGGCTGTAGACACCGTTGAGGATGGTGAACTCCATGTCGTTGCGAATCTCAGCCGTGCGGTTAGCGATTGCAAACGCAAGCGGATTGGGGACATCGTTGGTCTGACCGACGAGGTTGAGACCCGTCAGCGTGTCCGTGTCTGACATCTTGCGGTAGGTCGCCGCGACGGCGCGGTGGAACATCTGCGTGACGTTCTTGTCCTGCGTCGGCTGGTCGAACGTCGGCGCGGGAGCCGTCTGCGACGCATCCTCAGAGATTGCAGGCTGCGAGGCCGCACCGAGAGTGTACTCGGCGCTGCACAGGAACTCACGAGAACTCGAAGCGACCCCACCGAGCATGTTGAACAGCGGGGTACGCACGTCGGTCTTGGAGAACAGAACGCCTGCGATATTGACGGGCGAGAAAACGCCCTGCGTTCCTACGGGAGAAAGGGCCATCTGTAGTGCTCCTTAGTGTCAGTACCCCGCGTCGGTGAGTAGCACCTGAACCGCTGCGGCTTCCTGACCCTTTCCGGCCAGTTCGCTTGCGGTGTGCAACGCATCGGTGGGGGCATCGGTCGGGCCGTTCGGGGGTGTTGCGTTGGTCAGGAGTGCCTGCTTGGCTGCGTCTACCTGATTCTTCACAGTCAGGGCGTGCAACTTGATGAAGGAATCAAGGGTAGGCTCGAAGGACTCATCTGCGACTGTGGTGAACAGGGGGAGGAGGCTGACGACATCATCGTCAACGAATCCAGCGCCCATCAACTTCTTTGTGGCTGCGAGACTCTTACGGTCGGCTGCGAGGCTTGCGCGGTCGGCATCAATCTTCTTGCGGTCGATTGCCACACGCTCGGCTTCGCTCGCTTCGAGTTTGACTCGTTCATCTGCGACTGCCGCGTCGATACGGGTCTGCACATCCTTGTCGGCATCCTTCAGCGCGTTCTTGCGTGCGGTGACTGATGCTTCCGTGCGTACCCGGTCGAGTTCGGCCTGATAGTCCGCCCACAGTTCCTCAGTTGCGAAATCTTCCTTCTTCAGCATGGTGACTCTCCTGTCAGTTGTCGGTCATCAACCCCGCTTATGCGGTTTTGGTGTCCGCCCCTGTAGTGGCCGTCGCGTCCTTCGTCACACCGGAGTCCGTGATGGCTTTGGATACTTTCAACGCCTCAGCGGCTTTTGCTGCATTTTCTACAGCAAAAGCATCCATACGCATTATAACATCGTGGACGTTATTCGTCAAACCAGCGATGTCAAGTGCGTCTACCGGAGCGATGGGCGACGGACCGTTCGTGAGCGTCTGGTAGACCTGCGCCTTGGACTGGAGATTGGCGGTCTTGTTGCGGTTGAAGTGAATGTCGATGTCCTGCGCCTTGATGCTTGCGACCTCATCAAATGTCCCGAGGATGTAGAGCATGACAGCCAGAGCCTCGCGCTCAGCCTGAATGAAGTACGGCTCCTTGGCTGTGGCTACCAAGTCGATGTCCTGCCAGCCGTCGCGCATGAACACGGCGTCGCCCGTGTCGCCTCCGCCACCTCCGCGCGTCTTACGGTCGGGCACGCCGACGATAACACGGAGCGTGGCTTCGAGATAGTCGCGCATGGCGACACCGACATCGGCACTCATGGCTTCGGAGATGAACTTGATTTCGGGCTTCATGCCTATGGGGATTTCGGACACGGCGAGGAATCCATGCTGCGACAGTTGAGCGAATATCTCCTCGGTCATCTCTGCACCGAGGACGACCAGCACGGCATTGACCGCCTGCTGAATGTCGTTCACGCCATCAGACGCCACAGCGTCGAGCGCGTCCATGATTGCGATTGCCGTCTCCCAGTCACCGAGACGCCATAGGTTGTTCTGGTACTCGATGATGGGAAGACCGCCACCGAAGTTGATGGGGGTCGGCACTCCGACGAGTTCTAGGTTGCCGCTGACCATCGGGTCTTGCCCGTTGAGCGTCATGTCCTTGAACGTGAACATCGCGTCAGGAGTGTAGACCTTGTAGTAGGTGATAGCGCCGCTCGCCGGACCCACGGGACCGAACGGGCTGGTGGGGGCCGACTCGTAAGTGGTCACAGCGTAGGCTGCGGGCATGATTGGATTAGACGAGTAGACGACGAAGGTGTCGGTCGGTTCGAGACGCAGCAACTTCAACTTCGTCCCGTTGCGCGGCTTCGGGTCGGTGAACACACCCCGGTAGCCGACTCCACAGATGGAGCAGTCCTCTGCAATCTGGTAGTCCACGAGTGACTTGTTCTCGGCACTCAGGGCGTTGACGAAGTTCTCCATCTGCTTGCGGAACTTGCCGTTGCGATTCGTGTACTGGATGGGCTTGCCGAGGAAGTAGCCCACGATGTCGCGGGTGATGGAGTACGAGTAGTTGACGACAATCTTGTTGTCCACGTCCGTGCGCGTGGTCTTTTCCCTGTCCTGAATGACGGGGTGCCAACCCTTCAGATACTCCTGAAGCGCGCGAATCTGCTGGCGGTTGTATGCGTGCTGCGGAAGCACTCGCGCGAGGTCCACCTTCAGAGATTCGGCGGTGAACCGAGTCAGGTCGGTGCGAAGCACGTTGCGTCCACTCAGCGTGGTACTGGGGATGTTCGTGACCATACCGTGTCCTTCCTATCCGTAGGTTATGCCCGAGGGGGCGGTAAAAACTCCGTCGATTGCGACGATGGGGAACAGACTGAAACAGCCGTCAGGACGGATGTAGAAGGCCACCAGACCATTCGTCCAAGCATTGGGCCGGTTGAGCGCGTACGATGGGTTCATGTGACACGCGCAGGGTATCGAGGTAGCCGCGTACGGGAGCGAGTCTAGCGGGGTCACGATGGTGTGGGTCTGGAGTGTGTGCATGTGGCCGTACATGATGGAACGATTGTAGACCTGCGCTGTCTTGTAGGCGTGATGGATGTTGGTGTAGGTGCCGTGCATCGAGTGAAGATGTCCGAACTTGGCTGTCTCACCGTAGGGGATGACCCGCCACCCATCGAGATGCAGCGTCTCCTCCAGTTCGATGAAACCCTCCATCTCAGGGTGAACCTCAAGGTACTGTCGTACCCAATCTTCGTGGTTCCCGAGGTGGAATACTCGCTCGACATCCTCACGCAAGATGGCGTCAAGTGGGTCGAGAACTTCGCGATTGAAGTCGAGATAGTCCTTCTTGAGTCGTTTGCCCTCTACGACTTGACGCTTGTCTTTGACCCAGTGGCTCACGACTTCCAAGTCCTCGTTGTCGCCACCGAACACGAAGATATCGGGGTCTGAATCCTCGACATATTTGAGGATGTTGCTCCACAGTTTCTTGTCGTGCTTCGGGTGGTGCAAGTCCCATACGCCGATACCCATGCGGGTCTTGGTGTAGGTCGGCTCGGGCACTCCCCCAAACCAAGGGAGGTCGCGCAAGGTGGGGTTCTGCTTCGCTTCCCGAATCATGCGCCGAGCGTGCGCGCCGTCCATACCGAGTTCACGACCGAGTTGCTGTCCACTCAGCGGGGCGTGCTCGACCCACCACTCTCTATTGCGCTCCATACTCCTCCTTGGTTGGGCCAACAAACCCGTTCAGATGTGTTTCCTATCGTAGACGGTTAAGGTGGCGTTCAAGTTTGTTCTCATCATCGCCGCGAGTCCCGCTAGTGAGTCGGGCGCGTCGTCGTGTTCGTTCTTTCCACTCATCGTGTACGTCGTCAGTCCCGTGAGAAACGCGCGGTACATCGGCGTCGCCACCGACGGGTGCATGAACGAAAAGGTCTTTATGGCGGGGCTGTGTTGGACAATACGGGTCTCTTTCGACTTGTTCGACGCCGCTCTGACGGCAGTAACTTGACACTTATGTCCAGTTGCCGCCACCAAATCGTGTACGTCGCGCGAGTAGAAATCGCCGCCGTTGTTCGCCTCGAACACGACCCGTTGGACATTGCGCTGCACGAGCGCGCCCGCGACCATCGGCTCGGTCGTCTTGTAGCCACCCTTGATGAACACCGCGTCCGCGATGATGGGCGGCTCGTTGCCCCACTGATACGCGATGGGTAGCGCTAGGTAGTCCTCCCCGCCGAACGCCACATCACAGAACGCGAAGATGTCGTCGGGCGGGTGTTCTTTGAGGTCGGGAATCTCATAGACGAAAGTGAGGTCATCGGACGGGAACAGCAGACCCGCGCGCTCGATGGGTTGCTGCTGGTAGACACATTGCCATGTGACTTCATCTTCGAGACGCTTTAGTTCTTGGTAGTACGCCGTGCTGAATCCCACACCGTAGGGGTAGTCGAAGTTCGACTCACCCGTATCGGGGTCGAGCGCGGGGATACGAATGACTTTGCAGCGCGGGTCGTCCTCGTGCATACGTTCGACCCACCCAAGCGGGTCGTGGATAGACCAGCGGGTGCCGATGTGGAGTTCCTTGCACCCTTCCTTCTTGCGCGAGTACACGTTCGTGACCATCTTGTCACGCAACATCTGGAGCCGCCCGAGGCTCATGGCCTCCTCGATGTCACGCACCAAGTCGTCGCAGTAGAGCAGTTGCCGAGCCTCTGTGGCACCCGTGAGTGAGCCGTCGATGGCGCGGCAGGTGATGGTCTTGTACTTGCGCGTGCCGGACTTCCCATCGTCTCGGAAGTCGAGTGTCAGGTCTTTGGCTGAAGTGTCCACGAGAGCGAGTTGAGGGAAGATGGCGTGGTAGTTGTACATCGGGTCGTCGTATACTTCGGTCAAGCCATCATGGAACATCTTGGTGATTTTCTCAGCGTACCCCGTCATCAGGATGGGTTCGTCGGGGTTGCGACCAGCGAGCCACGAGTTGAAGAACAGGCCGGTGGTTGTATTGTGCGTGATGATGTAGTCGTCGGTGATGTAGAGATGACTGGGGTCATCTACCACAATACACTGGCAATCGGCGCGACGAACCAACTCGACCGATGTGATGAATCGTTTGAGTACGGAACGCTTTGGGTTACGCACTTTTCGACCGAGGAAAAACGGATTCTCAGCGCTTGAGTCGAACTGGATATTGACCCGGTATGCTCGACTACAATAGTGACGATGCCCGTCTTTGACGTAATGCCCAATCTTGGACGCTACGCTTGCATATCCCCCGAGGGAGTGAACCAACTCGATTACATCATCTCGGAGTTTGGGTGAGACGGTTACATATTCAATCCCCCCGTGGCCCGCATATCCGTCGGTATCCAACAGTCCTCGGAGAAGTTCCCACCGCTGTTCGATGGACGCATACAAGTAGTCACGGGGAATGAACTTGGTCTTGCTGCCACACCCAATCAGGCCATATTCGTACAGCGCGTTTTGAGTACCCGACCGCACCATAAACCCGCGTGACGTGCGAGTTATCATGTCGCGCTTGATAATCCGATATGTGTACTTGTGGGGAGTGGCGAGCGTGTCGGTGGGGGGCAGCAGGTCTGAAAATCGCGCTAGGAGTTCTGCATCGGCGTTGACGATACAGCAGTTTCCGTTCGTCAAACTCCCGTCGCCAAGTAGCGCGCCCATCACATAAGGATGCAGGTGCAACTCTCGTTCAGTGAACGGGATTGGGTCAATGTAGTCGATGGAGTAGTTGAACCGCTTACCGTTTTCCACTTTGAGATTGTGAAGCATGTCCTTCAGCGGCATGACTCGATGAACCCGGTTCTTTCGGTCGTCACGAGTCTGTACTTTCCAGAGGTGGTCGGCACAACACTCTGTAGCCGCCCCGTCCTTGAATGTGACGCGGTAGACATCCTTTTCTCCTTGGGGGAAGATGTCGGTCACTCGTGTGACGTTGCCGGTACCGCTCATCACTTCGGTACCTACTCGAAGTTCTCCCATCGTGGTGAATCCCGTTGGGGTGAGCACTTTGGCGGTGAGTGGCTGCGCCTTGCCCGCCCGAGGTGGCGTCGAGAGCATCACGATGTCGTAGAGGTCGTTGACCATCATATCGGTGAGCGCGTCCACGACGGGACGCAACACCTTCATTCTAGGTTGGTAGAACCGCGTTTTGGCGGGCCGCTTCCACTCAAGCGCGATGAGATAGTCGTGGAAGTTGTTGGGAGCGCGGGTGATGTACGCCCGCTCCAGCGCGTCGTAGACCTGATGGTCCGTCGCGCAGGTCAGGCCGAGAGCGATGACCTCAGCCGCGATGGCGTCGGCGGGCTGCTTGTCTTTGGCGAGCGAATACCGTAGCGCGTCGCCCGCGAGCACCCGTTCGACGACGGGGCGGGCGGTGTCGCGGAATACTATCTCTAGACCAGCCCGCTCGTCAGTTGGGTTCATGCTACTCGTTCGCTCGCAGATAAGATATGGCGGCGGTCAATATTCGGGGGTCATCTCGAAGATGTCCGATACCTAAGTTGCATCCACCACACAGCAACCCACGAACTCGGTTGGTTGTATGGCAGTGGTCTACCTGCGGTGCGGTGGTCTCGAACGCAGCACCACAGATGGCACAGCAGCCACCTTGCTTATCGAGGAGCGCTTCGTATTGGGACCGGGTGATGCCATAAGAATCTTTTCGCCGCCATATGGCAATCTTCTCGCGGTTATTAGCTCGCCACTTTTGCTGACGTGCGTTGTAACACACCTTACAACACGACTTCAATCCATCGCGGCCAGCGGCATCTCGATAGAAGTCAGCCAGCGGCTTCTCGGTCTGACAGTTGGTACATCTCTTATTCATGCCGCAAGTATAGCAGAAAATTGGGATAAATGCAACGAATCCCCCACATTTCTGAGGGATTCGTTGCGTTCTGGTGAGTAGACGGTTACGACACGCTTGTCTCCGTCGAGACTTCAGCGCTAGTGTCCTCGTAGCCCGCGTGACGCGCCAGCAGCGTCCAGACGCTTCCTACAGGCAGTTCGTAGGAGTAGTCGCCATCGGCGTCAGCGTCGAACACGTACTCGGCGTCCTCGCCGTGGTAGACGGTCACGCGACCGTAAGGCATGACGCGTCCGAGTGCCACACCGTCGGTGTCGAGAGTCGCGGGGGTGATGGTGACGCCCGCAGCGAGTGTCGCTGACCCATAGGTACCTGTACCGTGATTCGTGGTGATGAGTGTGTTGGTGACTGCGGCGATAGCCGCACGCTCACCCGTCGAGAGCACCGTCGGATTGACGGTGACGCTCGGTGCGGAGACCGTCCCGCCGAATGTGACGGTGCCGTCGAATGTCGGAGCAGGAATCGCGGAGATTGCTTCGGTTACGGGTGTCATGTCCACCGACGCATCGACTGTGCCGTCGAATGTGACAGTACCCGAGAACGTCGGTGCCTGTATCGCCGCTACGTCAGCCTTCATCGCCAGCACAGTCGATGCCTCGATGACGCCGAGTGTCGGAATGCCTGCGACCTCCAGCGCGTCCACTACATCGGAGGCGATGGCGGCGGTATCGACTGTCGCGTCAGCGTTCACGGAGCCGTCTACGTTCGTGACGAGTTTGTTGGCAGGAGTGACAAGGATGAGCGCAGCGACATCGGCGGGGTCTGCGGCAGCAGTCACAGGCGAGAGCGCGAGTATTTCCGTCTTGGTGGCGAGCCCACTGATGTCAGGTGCCGCGTCCACATGTGCTAGGTCAGCGATGGCGCTTGCGAGTTCCGAGTTCGTCGGCAGGTCCGCGATGGACGGCGCGGCGGAGACCATATCGGTGTTCGTGGTGGTAGTGTCAACCAGCGTGACGTGTGCCACCACGTCGAGCGCGGGGTCGAAGGTGGAGAGTCCGCCCACACTTGCCATATCGGTGTTGGTCGTGGTAGTGTCCACGAGGGTAACGTGGGCAACGACATCGGTCGCGTGGTCGAAATCGTTGAGCGCACCTATCGCGCCAAGAGTGTCGTCCTTGGCATGGTCGTATGCGATTGACAACGTGGCACCCGTGACAGCCGGGATGGATGCAACAGCGGCGATGGTCCGAGTCTCTACCTCGTCAGCGATGACATCGGGCGTCGGGGCGGCAGCAGGTAGGTCGCTCTTGAGCGGCAGTCCGCTAGCCGTGCCGGGCGTCGCGTCGGGGATGCGCGTGAGTAGTTCGGTCGTGCCGCTCGTATCCCCTCCCGCGTAGGTGGAGCGCGTCGTGATGGCCGCGTCGATGCGCCCAAGTTCCGTAGCGAGGTTCGTGCGGACGGCAGACGCGACTGCGGTGGCGGACACGTCCCCGGCAGACCAATCGCCCGACACCTTGTCGGCGATAGCCTGCAACAGCGCCGAGGAGTCGCCCTCGTTGAGCAACGCGGCCTCTATCTCGGCTGTGGTCGGCGGTGCTGTGGTGAGTGCGTAGCCGGACTTGCTCGCGGCTGCGACCACTACACCGTCGGTGCCCGTGTCGGCGAGGACGCTATCCACGTTCCCGTCCACGACGGCGAGCGGCGTCAGTACGTCGTCCTTTGCGTGGTTGTAGTCAGCGTGCAGGGTCGCGCCCGTGACGGTGGGGATGCTCGTTACCGCCTTCGTCGCGGTACCCCATACGGCGGTCGCGTTGTCTGCCGCGCTCGGCGGCGTCGGCGGCGTGCCCGCGTACGGTGTGACGCCCGCCACGGTGCCGACGACGTTACCGCCGACGTTGCCCGTGACGGAACCCACGGCTCCGCTGACAGAGGCGACTGCGCCCGTAACGCTAGAGACGGTGCCCATGTTGGAGCCGACCGCGGCGGGGGATGCGGGCAGGTTGTCGGTCTTCGCCTTGATCGCATCGGCCACGGTATCCACGACAACCAGCGGAGTGAGCACGTCCTGACCGGGATAGTCTGTGACGAGAGTGGTGAGGGTGCCATCAGTCGCCGCAACTACCACCTCATCGGCGTTGCGCTCGGTGGCGGTCAGCGTCAGTTTGTATCGCCCGGTCGTCACTATCTCCGTGGCGGCATTCGTGGCGGCGACGGGTGCGGCTCCATCTTTTTGCACGGTCACGGTAAGCGTCAGCCCCGACACGTACTCGAACGTGGTGGGGTCCCACATCGCGAACGAGATGGTCTGCGCTACGCCTTTGGGGAGACTCATGAGGCGCTTCCTTCCACGGGTGCGGTCCTTGCGCCGAAGGGCATCATCGGGTCATTCTCCGCGTCGTCGTCGGGTGTGACTTCGCCCACCGCCACGCCTACGCTGATGCCGCTCTTCCCGTCCACGGGCGGCAGCTGGTAGACGTAGTGCGTGGTCTGATCGAACGCGGGGATGGCAGCGAACGCCACCCGCTTCGTGCCTGCCGGGGCAGCGACGGTCAGCTCGCTACGCGCACCCAGCAGACATGGGTTGGCGATCGAGCTCAGCTGCAGCTGCCCGCCGACGAGCTTCCCGTAGCTTTCCATCGAGGCTTACCACCCTTCTTGCATCTGCGATCGTCACGATCGGCCTGCCGATGTTCACGTTGGCGTCCGACGACGCGTTGTTGGCGTTCCAGTACCGCAGCCCCGCGTTCGAGCCGTTGTTCCAGTTGCCGCCGACGATGGCAAGCGCGCACTCCAAACCCCTGTAGATCAAGCCGGGGGATGATCTCCCCCGTGACCCCCTAAAGAGCCTTCCTGAGAAGCCGCCCGCCGAAGTCCACGCCGGCGACCGACGACGCGAAGGAGGCGCTCCAGTACCGCAGCCCCGCGAGCGAGCCGTAGCTCCAGGAGCCGCCGACGACGGCAATGCGTTGACCAGCCGTGGTGTAGTAGTAGTCGCCGTAGTAGCTGCCGCCTCCGCCGCCCTCTGTGGGGAACTCGGCGTACGGGTTGGCGGCATCGAAGCCGAGGAACTTGGTCCAGTCGGACGTCGCTGAGTCGACGTAGCCAAGCTGGACGTACGGCGAGGCGAATACGTTGCTGGCATAGTCCGCGGCGTCCGGGGTGACCCACGCCTGGTAGTCGTTGAAGTTCACGCCGTCGACGAACTGCCACACGTCGCCCCCCGGCGACTCGATGCCGCGATAGGCGCAGGGATACTTGCCGTCGTTGGCGGTGAGGTAGCCGCTGACGGGGCCGGTTGCGAAGCCGTTTTGCCAGCCCATGTTCCAAACCACGTTGCCGACCGCGAGGTTCGCCGCCGCGCCGTCGAACGTCATCGCCTTGTTGGAGGCGTCATAGACTTCGATGGCTGTGATCAGGCGGTAGGACGCGATCGACGTGGAGCCCGAGGCTGTACCGATGCCGACGCTTTGGCCCACTCGGTAGGCGTCGGCGGTCGCATTGGCGACGATGATGCGGTTCACGCCCGTCTCGGCCACCGTTGCTGCGTGGGCATCAGACCATTGACCGGCGGTGAATCCCGACATGATGGCCTGGCTGTTGAGCGTGGCGAACTCGACCGTGAACAGCGCAGAAAGAACGTCATGCGCGTGGACGTCGAGCTGCTGGTAGCCGAGCAGGCCCCCGGTGTTGTTGGCCCGCGCCCGCGTGCGAAACGTGACGATGTTCTGGTTTATAAGCGGGAAGGTGGACGCCTTGCTATCGAGCGTGGTGCCGCCGGAGGACGCTTTGTACTTCCCGAAGTCGAAGTAGGCCAGCTCGTGGCCATTCGTGAAGTCCCAGAAGACGGCAGGCAGGTAGAAGCCCGGGTGCTGCGTCTTGGAGATGCGGATGGTGCGATAGCCCACGCCGTCCGTCTTGGCGATGTAGAACTTCGGGATCCGCACGAAGACGTTGCCCAGCGTGTCGGTGACTTCGACGATCTCGCTGAAGATGGGCGCGCGGTCGAAGCTGTTGGCCGCAGCGACCCCGCCGAGAGCGCCCACGGCAGCGGTCATGCCTACGGCGGAGTCGGTGCGGGTCAGCGTCGGGCTACTGCCCTTGCCCCACGACACGCCGAAGATCTCGGTGGTACGAGGCACGATGAGATGGAGCGTCGTCGTTGTCATCTAGCCCACCTCCGCGTGTCCGCGTGTGCTGTTCATGCGGACTCCTTCGTGGCGAGGCATGGGACTCCTAGATACGCCGAAAGACGACGGTTGTCCGTCGTCTGAAAATCGGTGGGACGCCTTGCCCCTCGCGTCACCTCGTCGCACCCCGTAACGAGCAGAACCGTGTGCGCGACCGCCCATGTTCCTACTTCTTGACGACCTTCTTGACCAACTTCTTCTTGGCCTTCTTGTCGGGCATGTCCTTCTTGGTGAACGGAGCAGCCTTGTTCTTCATCAGGCATCCTCACCCTCGATGTTGTACTCGTGTTCCGCGACGTAGGCTTCGGCGTTGACCTTCTGCGCCTCCGCGACCTCGGGAGTGCCTGTATCGACGTTCGTCTTGAGGAACGCCATGAAGTTCGTCAGCGCCGCGAGTACCGCCGTGATGGCGGCGAGAACGCGCATGATGTCATCCGGGGATGCGACCCCGAACGCCGCGAGGGCGACGATAACCGCTCCTGAGATTCCATAGATGGCCTTCCGTCGTTCGGGTGTGTCCCAAGCCATGATTCTCCTCCTTGAATGGTACCCACATTATACACGATTTTGACGCATCAGTCCACTCAGACTATGCGTTCGTCTCTGAGTAGTCCCGCCTTCTTGAGCATCAACGCGGTGGGGTGGTCGATACTGTCGCCGTGATGGTAGGTGACGCCCTTGTGTTGAACGGTGACACCCAACTTGATTGGGTAAATCAGTCCCCGATAACCCGAGTGCATCTTGACGCCGAGCGAGGCCCACTTGGAACGCATGTACGCCTGTACGGCGGCGTCGTTCTTCTTCGCGCAGGCTATCGACCCGCGTACGTCGCTCCGGTCCTCGGTATACATCCGGTAGTAGAACAGGATGTCCCCGAGGAACGTCACCCACGCGCCCGCGTGGACTATCCGAGTCCAGAAGTCCCAATCCTCGTATCCGTCGCGCATCTTCTCGTCGTATCCGCCGACCTTCTCCCACCACACGCGGCGGAACAGCGACCCACAGATGATTTGGTTCCCCTGCACGAAGTCGGCCTCTTTGGGGCACGATGTCTTACCCGCAGGCCACGTCTGCGTGTGGGATGTCCCGAACGTCTCCAGTTTGGGCGACACGATGTCGCCGCGTCCGATGAGTCGAGCAATGAAGCGCGGGTGTAGTCTGTCGTCTGCGTCGAGACAGCAAATCCACGTCCCCGTAGCCGCCTCGATACCCGCGTTGCGAGCAGCGGAGACCCCGCCATTCTTCTGCGTGATGAGACGTACGGAGGGGTAGAGTTTGACCACAGCGGCGACATCACCCACAGTCGAGCCGTCGTCCACGACGATTATCTCGTGCGGCGGTGCGGTCTGCCCGAGTGCGGACTCGATGGCGTCGGGAAGGTACTGCGCCTGATTGTAGCATGGGATGATGACCGATACCGGCTCGTCGAGCACAGGATTCCATGTATGCGCCCACATGTGGACCGCGTAGGTCTCATCCGTTATGCACTCGGGAGTCAGAGTGTCCTTCCACGAGTACGGGTAGAACCGCGTTGAGTTGAGCAACCGTACACCCGAGACAGTCGTGTCGGCGTTCGTACGCTTCCATCCGTGTCGCTGGAGCAGCGTCGTGAACATCCTTGGTCCGAGTTCGTTCTCAGCCTCGGGATGCGTGTGGTTGAACGTGTCCATGTAGTCCAGACACTCACGGATGAACGGGTGGTGGGCGACCGCGCCGAGGACGCCGCACGCGGCCCATACTTGGTTCGGGCCGTCGTACTCGATACCGAGGAACGCGTCGTGAGTCAACAAATCGTCGAATGAGCGCACGACATCCACGTCGAGGTCGAGATAGATGCCACCCGTCTCGTATAGGCGTGACCAACACGCGTACTGCGCGGCGCTGACTATCTTGCCCCGCTCACGCATCGCGCGCGTGCAGCGAGACGACGGGATGTCGTCGTCGCCGAGCAGGTGAATCTCATAGTCGGGCAACTTCTCCCGCCACGAGTCGATGTAGTTGTCATGCTCGGGGAGGGGCTTGCCGCCACACCACGCGGCGTAGATTCGCTTCGGAATCATGTGTTGTACTCCGCCATCACACGAATCGCCTCGGGCGAGAGCCAACGGTCATTCACGTTGCTGTGCTCGGCCACGACCGTCCCGTCACCGCGCCCACGCTCGACTATCCAATACGACCCCGCGTCGCGTGTGTCAGGTGCCTCGTTGTCGGTGATGAGGCACTCGTGCAACTGCTCCCCAGCGCGCGCACCAATCGAGTGAACCACACAGTCGGGTGCCAGCGCCTTGACCACATCCGTGAGGTAATAACTCGGCATCTTGGGGACGAACATCTCCCCGTTGTGCCCCGACCGGATGGCGAGAAGCACCATCTCGACGGCCTCCTCGGGAGTGATGGAGTACCGTGTCATCGCAGGGTCTGTGATGGTGATTTCGGACCCCGCAGCGGCCTGCGCCTGAAACAGCGGCACGACGCTGCCCCTGCTACCGAATATGTTGCCACAGCGCACCACACAGCCCGCTGTGGCCCCCGCAGGCATCGAGAGGAACAACCGCTCGGCTATGAGTTTCGTCGCCCCATAGACGTTCGTAGGGCGCGCCGCCTTGTCGGTCGAGAGTGCGACGACGAGCGGGACTTTGCCCGCTGTGGCGGCTGAAACGACGTTGTACGACCCGCCGATGTTCGAGTTGATGGCCTCTATCGGGTTCTCCTCGCACGCAGGCACCTGTTTCATGGCCGCAGCGTGTACCACCACGTCGATGCCGACCATCGCCTCCTTCAGTCGTGCGAGATTCCGCACGTCGCCCACGACGAAGCGCAGACGAGGGTCGTGACCGAACGCCTCAGCCATCTCCGACTGCTTGAACTCGTCACGGCTGTAGACCGTGATGGAACGTGCTTGGGTGAGAGTCCAGCGACAGAACGCCTGCCCGAACGACCCCGTTCCACCTGTCACAAGGATGTTCAGATTGCTGATGTCGGCCAAAGCACGCCTTCTTCCGTCAGATGTCCACATAGACAGTCCCAATCGGCTTTCAGCCCCGGAATCGGCTGCATAAAGCACTGGTGTGGGGTGTGCCGCGCCGTTTCACGGTACATCTCACCCGTCGTGAGCAGGCAGTAGTGCCCACAGTAGTCGATGTCCTCGACTCCGCTGCCCATGATGAGCGGGTGGCCGTCCCGATAGACCCCACACAGCGCGTTGCCCCACCGAGACCGCTGGATACCCGTCGCGTGAGGACCGATGGCGCTGAGGCGGGCATACACGTCGGTCGGGACGATGGTGTCGTCGTCCAGAATGAGTAGTTCCCCGTCGGGCACAATGCCGATGGTGTACGCGCGCATCTCGTCGTGCTCGATACGCCGTCCGAGGCGGTCATTGCAGGGCACTCCCCTGTCTCGGATGTGGGTCTCTACCCGGAATCCGAGCGCGAGCAGCGAATCCGTCCACTCCCCACACCCCGGAGCGTCAAGTACCAGAATGACCCGCCCACGGGGGATGTCGGATGCGCCGATAGCCGCGCAGACGGCCTCGCGCGCCCAATCTCTCGTCACAGGAATGAGTATCGTCAGCATTTCGTCCCCATTCTACAGAAAAAGGTTGAAAAGCGCAAGGGGAAATGCTACAGTGGACTCACAACCCGACAGAAAGAGGGGGAAATGCTCGTCACGATACCGTTCGATAGGGTTATCCGCATTGCGACTGAGCAGGCCGACATCGTTCACACCTGCCCAACGCAGGGACACGAGTGTCTGAACGACCGGCAGTTGAAACCGTACATTTCCGAGGAGTCGGAGTGCGTGAACTGCTGGATTCAGTATCTCCTGAACGAGAACTGACGTGGCAGTCTACGAATACCGCTGTCCTACCTGCGGCTGGCGGTGGGAACTCAGCCGTCCGATGGCGGACGTGGACGTACCCGTCTACTGCGAGAACTGCGGGAACATGGGCAAACTCCAGTTCGTCTCGGCCCCATGTTTTCCGTGGTATCCGGGCAGCACGCGGGAAGTCTACAAGGGAAAGAGGAAGAAATGAGAGACGTGACACCCGGAGTGGACGGGGACGCCGCGAGCATATTCGCGCGTTGGTGTTTTCTACTCGGTATCGTGTTCGTGGTTCTCAAGGTGACGGGGACTATCGCATGGTCGTGGGTGTGGGTGCTCGCGCCGTTCTGGCTCCCGCTCGTGAGCCTGTTCATTCTCATCTTCGTGCTTGCGATACTCGTTGCGATAACGGGGGAGAAGTAGATGAGCGCACTAGTGGACATCGGAAAAGGACTGGCGTGCATGTTGTATGTTCTCGCCGTCGGCGCGTGGGTGATGTGGCTGATGGCGGGAGTGGGTGTGGCAACCGGCACCCGCTGGATGTGGTTGTGGGTCGCGTCATGGGTGGTCACGATTCTGTTCGGCGCGTGGCTCATCGGTCGTGCGCTGTGAGTGTGACTAGCGGCAATCCGTGGATTCCGACCGTGTTGGCTGACGGCCAAGAAGTCCCGCTGACCTCATTGGGATTCGACATATCCCTCGATGGTGTAGGGATACTCCGTCTGACGGGCTATGCCCCCACGACGTTCGACGCCCGCACCGCAATCGAGGGAGCGGGTATAGTGGAGTTGGCGCTCTCCTTCCCCGAGGGGGATGTCGTCTACTACACAGCGACGAGAATCGAGGAGTCGGCATGAAAGACATCGGCTCGGTGGAGTACAGAATCATCGACCCAGACACGGGCGGGGAGAAGGGTACCAAGTTGGAGAGGTACGACCTCATCCCAGTCACGCCGCTGGCGTCCATCGCTCGCCACTACGGGGTCGGTGCCCGCAAGTACACCGACCGCAACTGGGAGCGCGGCTACCTGTGGTCTCTGTCGTTCGCGGCCATGATGCGTCACGCGTGGGCGTTCTGGGGCGGGGAGGACATTGACGTCGAGACGGGTTCGCCCCACCTAGCCGCCGTCGTGTTCCATGCGGTCGCGTTGATGGAATACGGACAGACCCACCCCGAGAAGGATGATAGGCCATCCCGGTCGGCTGAGGCGTATGCCCTACGCATCGACCTCTCGACACAGGATTCCCCGAACACCCATCTCGACATCGCTACTGGCAAGGTCACAAAGAAGAAATGCACCAACTGTGTCAACGGTGAGTCCAACAGTGTCACACCGCACCCCGTCTCGTGTCCGTCCTGTGTGTCGTGGTCAAACTGGGAAGGAATCAAATGAGCATCAAAGAACACGAGGCCGCACTACTGGTTGCCGCATTCGACCAGTGGGCGGGTGAAGGCCCGAGCGAGACAATCGACCTCGCGGGCGACCCGCTGGACTGGCCGCTGGAGGAGAGACCAGTTTGCTACGTTGCCTCGTATTACACGGCCAATCCAGCGCAGGGTGTGGCAAACGCGGCCCACTGGGCTGAGAAGTTGGTCGAGGCGGGGTATCTCCCGCTGGTGCCTCACTTCAGCATCCTCTTTGACATGCTGATGCCGCAGACACCCGAGTTTTGGTACGCTCTGGACCTCGGGTTGCTCGCGCGCTGTGACTTCATGTTCGTGTGCCCCGATTACCTTACAGCGCACTCGGCGGGCGTGCTCAAAGAGATGGCGTTCGCCGTGGAGCACGATATTCCAATCATGGAAGATGTCGTCCCCGCCGTGGACAGGTACCGCCAATGAGCGAGTATCATGTCATGCCGTGGGAGAAGGGCACTTGGCGCGTGAGGCGGACCTGCGCGTGGAGGGCTGCCGGTATCCTCCCGACGAAGCGAGAGGCTATCGCAGCAGCGAAACACTGGGCGTTTCAACCTCACGGCATCGTGTGGATTCATCATCGTGACGGCACAATCGAGAGGAAGATAGAGCAATGAAACTAATCTACTGTCCTCAGTGTCAAGATGTCGTGAGACTGACCCTCGACCCCCGTTCATGTGAGTGCGAAGAAAGCGGGGGCTACTACCTAGATGACCTCAACGCCGTCGTGTGGGGCGATGCCGTACCGCTCGGTATCCATAACGAGATATTCAAGTGGGCGTTGAGTGCCCGCCCACAGTCAGGATTGGGGTCTTGCTTCGACGCGTGGGTCATACCCGTGGAGTGTCCGACAGTGAGGAGTGAGTCGTAATGCTGGATTACGAGGTCACATTCGGGGAGTTCTGGCATGACCTAGTTTGTGACTCCGACGGAAACCTCAATCTCGATTCCGTCATGCGGGAACTGCACGACTACAAGTTCCTCCTCGACCAGATACCTAGCATTTACGACGAGGTGACTGGTGGGCGGCTCTCCAAGACCAACTATCCCGCGAGCAGCGTCATCCAAGCATTCAACGATGCTCGTGAAGATGATATCGCTGACGCGATACAGGACTGGAAAGAGGATAACGAATGAGCAACAACGATTGGGATATGAACGGCATGGACATACTGCGTGAGATACGAGACCTGTTGCAGGAACTTGTTGACCGCACACCGACGCAGGCGCAGCGCTACTACGAGGCCACCGTTCCAACCCCACACGAGCATCAATGGCGTTTGATATGGTCCGACTTAGGTGGGTCTCATTATCGGTGTCCTTGTGGTATGGAAAAAACACGATGAGAGTGACCACGGAGAGTGGCGCGGTCTACGAGTTTCGTGACCTCAGCGCTGCGGGCATACAGTGGGTCCGCCGTTTCGCTGGAGCCAGTGTGACGTATATGCGCCGGGATAGGGCATGGGTCTATGTTGTCCAGTGCGACGACATAGTGGTCGGTAAGCCCATGCGCCTCATCCTACGCGGTGTCGCGGAGGCCGGGGATACACTGAGGGTCACGACACCCGTGACGCAGGTGACGAACACGGTAAACTAATCGTCTCAGCGAGGTGGGTTGTTCTGGAGTGCGCTGATAGTTAGCGCACTTCTTTTTGATGTTTCCGGTTTCTCCGGACGGTTCGATTGTAGGTATCTACCATGAAAACACGACACCGGGTGACGGTATTTCATGGTGGGTATCCTTGGTGCAAGGACATCTTTGGGCTGATGTGTCCTTGTGGGGAGGATACAGTCTGTGTCGAGACAATCGGCTGGAAAGGTGACTGTCGTGACATAGGATGTATCAGTGGACATGCGAAAGCCCGACCCTCCGGTGGTCGCATCTCCTGCGCGGAGTCGCTCTCGGAGCACGGGCCGGGCTTTCTGGGAGGAGTCAGGCGACGACTCTTACGGGGGCTACCCGTCGCTGTTTGTGGCACGGTCGTCGTGGACTTCTCATGTGAGAGTATAGCACCCGCGAGAGGGAGGTGTCAATAAGGAATAACCTGTCGGATAGGCGAGAGATGACAGGGTAGAGACTGTGAGACTGAGAGGATAGCGCACAAAACGATTTTGGAGTTTCGATTCTCCGAGCGACCGACACCCTAACGCACGCGATTACATACAATAGGGGAGGGTACCATCACACCCAACCATTACACCCAACCTTTGCAGTCTATCCTTACACTCTATCCATACCCATACCCCTACCCCCTATGCATTACATTCAATATATAAGCATACACACTAGGTCTACCCTATGCATTACAGTCATGCATTGCACTATGCCCACGTAGCAGGCACTACACACTACCCCCTCCCCCATGCCATATATGCAGCAGAACAGCACGCTAACAGGGTAGTACTCTACTGTGCTAAAGCAGGCAGGCCCGGGCGCACGTATGTTGTGTACTGATAGTGTGCATAGCACTAGCCTATACAGACTAGTGTGAAGGTAACACTAGTGCTGTGACGCGCTGTAGTGCGCTATGTGGCAGGGGTTCTGTGGAGTGGCGCTACTGTACTAGAGCGTACAATCTAAGGGCGACAATATCCGTGCCAAGTGTGTCCATGTAACAAAGATTGTTACAAAGTCTACACAACAAACTACACATAAAGTACATGGGTTCTACACACAATGTGCGCTATGTAGGAGCATACTAGACACGCAAGCAGGACAACGAACAGGGCAACAACGAGGGAGATAAGGGAAGTGCAGCACTACTAGCACCCCGACACTCTACAGGGTAGCGCGCTGGTAGAGCGCTATCCGATAGAGTACCGCGACAGCGATACTCACGACCTAAGGGAGTGATGCTCTATGTTCGACCATCCAGTGAGTAACGGTCCCAAGCCTGCACCGCGCAACATCGGAGAGGTGTACGTTGACACGCTCGTCAATCATGGCGGTACGTTCGACCGTAAGATGTTCGCATCCGTACTGTTCACGGACGGGTATCTCGTAGCGACTAGGGCCGTCGCGCACGCTCACGTTCAGAAAGCCGACGTGGCATGGTTCCGTCGCGTCTGGCCGCATCGCGGCTCACTCGTCGGAACGTGGATTGACCCTGCTACGTCCGTCGTGTGGATTGACGTAGTGACTCACACGCCGTTCCTCGGTGTCGCGCGCGCTATCGGCTCTATCAACGGCGAGATAGCGATATGGGACTGTGCGCGCGGCGAGAGCATCACGCTATGAACACTTGCCCCTACTGCGGAGAGACAGACTGTATCTGCACTCTCCTCGCCGACGAACCGCTACCCGACTACGATGCTAGTCTCGCCGTACTCGACGCTATCGAAGGAGATGCACAATGACACGCCAAGACCGCCTAAACGACCACTGCCCGCTTTCAGTCTCGCCATGCGGCGACACCTGCCACTGGTACGACTCGTGTCCATCCTCACGCTTGCAGAGTCTCACAGGGCCTCTGAGCGAGCCACGGGGGCATATCCGACCGCCGCGTGTCTTGCGTCGTGCCGACCGTCGTGCCGAGAGACTTGCCCTGTGCATAGAGAGCGCCCGCGTGAGTCTGTACGTGCTGGGCGTCGCAGCCGTGACGGTCGCTCTCGGCTCCCTCGGCTTCTACCTCGCACGCTAACCTAAAGGAGTAACATCATGGCTCTCGACTTCTCCACCACGCGCACGCGGTTCACCGACTTGGCCGCGCACGTTGGCCACGACATCGAGTGTGTTGCATATGGTGACGTGCTCGACCCGGTGAACGTGTCCATCGAGTGTCTCACCTGCGGCTGTGTCCTGCTCGACGTGGACGCCGACGACGAGTGAACTACTCCCGGTACACCCCATCCTCGCCTTGTGTAAGAAGCACAAGACGCTCGGCGTACTCGTCGGCAGTAAGGTCACTCGTATTGTCCTCGACACGTACTGTGACCTGCGTGTTCTCTACGATTCCATAGAGTGCCTTCTGCGCGTGGAAGTACAGCAACGGGTTTAGTGCGCTATTCCAAGCGGCTTGCTCCATGAAGGTTCTAAGAACTTCCTTACACACCGCGAACGCTCGTGACCTCGGCTCGTCGCTCGTTTCGCGCTCTATCTGGTTCATACGTTGCATGGTTACACCGTTCCATACAGCCCACGCGCCGATGGTTGGAGGTACCTTGTTGTCACCACTCCACGCCATGAACGACTCGAACGCGGCATACGTCTCCACTGGTGTCTTTGCTGGCGACGCGTGCTCGGCTCTAGCAGCGAGCCACCGTACCGCCAAAAGCGCGTGTCCGTTGTCCTCAAACAACTTACTCGGTGCAACGGCCATGCTCGCACTCTCGGCCAGTCTCGCGGCCAAGTGCGGCGGCACCATCGGAGCATCCGGTGCGCTGACGTACCTGACCAAGTCGGCTATCGCCTTCTCCTTGCTACCCGCCTCATTCGGATGCCGACGCTTCTCCTCCTCGCGGCTTATCTTGCCCGGAGGTCGGCCCAGTCTCTTGCCTGCCTTGCTGTATGTAGTCATAGTGACTATCCTACCACACTCACCCTCGCGTTGCAAGACCTCGCCTTCTCGTCCGAATCACCACTTGACCTCAAAAACCCCGGAAAGTGGCGTTGACCTGCGCTTCTTTCCCCATTATAGTCCGCTTTCCCGTTATTCATTTCTCACTTTCATTCGTGCCGACCTGCCCGTTTGTCCAAATCACTTCTCGGTTGCAGTACTTTTAATACTCCTGTCCCTTATATTTCTACCACCCTCTTTTTACTATATCGTAGACTCTCTTAGGAGCCAAGTACTAAAAGTACTGCAACCGAGAATGTAAACCTTCATTCTATTCGTGCCGACCTGCCCATTCTCCACAAACCAATAACGGGAAAGTGAATCGAAATCTGTAATGACTTCTTGACTTCTACAATCAGAAGGGGTATACTTTCCTTGTGAGAAGTACCGTCATTTTGCCACCGAAAGGACAGCCCAAATGCACGCAGTCAGACGCACCGAGATACCGCCGAGAGGTGTCATTCTCCCGGCCCTCCCCGCGCTCGCGCGACACCGCAGAACCCCGAAAGCGGGCGAGCCGTACCCCACCGAGTATGGATACACCGCGCTGCTCAAGAGTTTCCTCGCCTCCGACGCGCGGGTATGGGAGATAGGGTACGACTGCGACATACATACCGTGAACACGACCGCCGAGTCGTTCGCGCAAGCGAAACGCCGGATGGGTTTGGGCACTAGTGTGCTCGTCGCGCGGCGCGGTGATGCGGTGTTCCTCGCTCGCCCTGACTGGCGGGACTACGCGCCGCACATACCCCCCGCGCGGGTACGCACAGGGGTTGCGCGGGCGCTGCGGCGGGAGACAGTGGAGGGGATACTACTATATTTCGTCGCATCCGGTGAATCTTCGCGGGTGGTGGATATTCCCCCCACATTCACCCCCGCGCAGATGTACGCCGCGCTGCAATACAAGCGCACGCGTCTGGGCGTCAACGCGAGCGTGTCGCTGGATAACAAGACGGGTACGATAACTCTGGAGAGGACAGACCGATGATTGACTCGCCGTATCTGGTAGGTATGAAGGAAGTCCCGCTACGACGGTCGGTGCCGATAGGGCACCCCAAACCCGGTTGGCGCAACACCGCCCCGACCATTGGTCGAGCGGGGTATCGCACGCTGATAGAAGCATTCGAGGCGTCGGATGACGTGGTGGCCGAGGTCGTGTTCGACTACGCGGCATACTTTGTCAAAAACGTGTTCGCGGGACTGACTACGGAGCGGATACCTAGCCACCTGCACATCGAGGTGCTGACGCGCGGCGACCGAGTGTTTCTACGCAAGCGCGGCATACCCGGCGTGTCGCTGCTTGAGGCGCGGCTCGGTCGCTCCGTGTTGCGCGTGGAGTCTTTGGATGCCGACGCACTACGTCTGGCGGCAGAACTCGACGGGGCACCGACGGACGGGACGCGCTCAATCGTCGGGCGCGCCATTGCTACCGTGCGTGGCAATCTGGCCGCAGAGCAACGGAAGCAGATACGCATACGCGAGGTGATTGAGGGACTGACGCGAGGGGAGCCGCAAGCGTACTGAAACTGCCTCTTGACAAACGCCCAGAGATAGCGCACTATGTAGGTACAGAGCACGACACGGACGCCGAGACGAAAGGAGTAGGGGACGATGCACACAGCAGCACCGTGGACGTACGACGGGAAGGGCGTCAATCGTGCAGACGAGTATCACAGCCGACTGGCGACCCTGAACGGAGAATACACAAAGGACGACGGCGCACTACTGGCCGCAGCGCCTGACCTGTACCACGCGTTGTGTGACCTCATGGAACGCATCGACGACCTTGACGCATACTCGTGTGCGTTCGAGCACGACGCGGCCCGCGCCGCAATCGCACGAGCGGAGGGTCGCAATGCCTAAGACGTGGAGCGAGGACAAGACGGCGTACACCGCCAAGGAACTGCTAGAGGCGCACCCCGTCGCGTTCATCAACGCACGCGACGAGTACGCGCAGGACAGCGACATGTTGGAGTGGCGCCGTGAGGAGGGTGTGGACGACTTCACGGAGTGCATCATCCCGGCGCTCGGACTCACCCTCGCCGACGAGAAGCGCGCAATCGCCTACAGCCTCGGTAACTACAACGGGACGGACTACACCGCACTCGGGACGGACGCTACAGTAGCAGACTGGCCGACATTCCTGCTCGCGCTCGACGGACACCCGGACGAGAACATCGCACCGGACGCTACCGACCCGGCACAGCGCGTGCACATCGACAAGCGCTCGGCAATCTATCGCGCACTCCGTAACGGTAACGCATCGCTGTACTTCGCGGGTAACTTCGGGTATCGCGGTCCGTCACGCAGCGAGGCGATAATTGAGATTGACAACTATCAGTACAACCTCGACGCGGCGACCGTAGACAACTTGGAGCGACAGGCCGAGGCACTGACCGCAGACCTCACCGATTGGATTGATGCAATCGTGCAGCACGTCGCGGTACGCATCATGGCAGATGTGGAGTACGACACCTCCGAGGATGGATTCCTTGAGGCCGCAGAGGGCAATGACTGGTACTTCGACGAGGACGGCCACATGACCGACCCGCCCGACGACGCCAAGGAGGCGTAGACATGACTGACTTTGCAGGACTGGACGTATTCGACTCGCGCAGCATCGACGACCGCATCGAGGAGTTGGAGAACGACATTGACGAGAACACCGACGACGAGGAGTTGGAAACACTCCTCGCGTTCCGCGATGACGTAGGCTCGTCCGAGTGGGGGTACGGTATCACGTTCATCGCTGACTCGTACTTCGAGGACTACGCCCGCGACTACGCGGACGATATGGACATACTGTCCAATGTTGGCGGCTGGCCCTTCACCTGCATCAACTGGGAGCAGGCGGCGGCTGATTTGCAGATGAACTACTCAGCCGTCGAACTCGACGGGTACACCTACTGGTTCTTGGCATGAGCGCCTACTTGCTCACGCCGTGGGGCGAACGCGCGAACCTCACCACCTTCGCTCGCGTCCGTACCCTCCTCGCCTCGAAACTTGCCCGCGCACGCGGCCCGGAGCCGAAACTCTGCGGTGCCACGACCGTGCGCTACGGATTGGGGTGCGCCCCCGAACAGAACATCATCGTGTGCCTTCACGTCACCGATATCGTGAAGTTCCTTCCCGACGGCTCGGCTGTGCTCGATTGGGCCGGGTGGCACACGGTCACGACGAACGACCGCATGACCGGCGTGCTCCCTCTCGGCTACGGCGTGTCGGGACTCGCGCAGATAGTCGTGCGTACGCCCCTCGGTCTCCACGCGTGCCCGCTCGGCGTCCGTGTCCGCATCGGCGCGCGTGGCGCTGTCACATGGGAGAGTCGCGCGGGTCGTTGGGTCAAGGCGCAGCGGTTCACGCTTGACGAGTGGCGGCGGGCCGAGTACGCGGCGAAGAAACTACCCTACGGCGGAGAGGACTGACATGCGCTACACCCGGATACCAATCTACTTCGTGCAGCACAACGACTGTCGGCTCTGCCTGTATGGACGCAAACCGAACCTGTGGGAGCGACTTGTGAAGAAGTACACACCCGATTGGCGCGCGGCGGTCTGTACTTCACCGAAGGCCATCGTCTCCGGGTGTTACCCCATTGACCACGGAGAGAACGAGCACTTGCCCTGCCGACTCTATAAGGAAAGGTGATAGTTGTGAGCGACTACACTCTTGACGACTACCGTATCGACGAACCTCTCTCTGCGGACGACTTCCCGCAGACCGCCGCATCGACCCCGTGCTCGCGGTGCGTGTACGGCGGCAACTTCGACTGCTTCCTCGGTGAGGACAGAGACGGATACTCGCCGTGTACCATCTTCGAGGACGCAGACGACGAAGAACTCGGACACACGACTTGGACGCACGACGCCTAACCCCTGAACATCGGAGTCCTATGCGACGCCTACTCCCTTTGCTCCTACTCCTTGTCCTACTCGCCCCGACGACCGCGTACGCTGTCCCGCACTACTCGCAAGCGTACAGCACTTCCGCGATACGGCACGAGGCACACGATGCACACTACGGGCTGACACAGACGAACGCACTCCTGCACCTCGCACGGCACGAGTCCAACACTCACAACTGGTCGAGCAATCACGGACACTACCTCGGCCTGTTCCAACTTCACAACACGATGTGCTCCCGTTGGTGGTACTCACCGTACTACAACACAAGACGAGCGATTCGATATATCAAACACAGGTACGGCACTCCGACCAGAGCGCTCTCACACTATCACCGCTACTCTTGGTACTAAGGAGACTGACATGACGAAACGAACGACGCAACATCCCCCGGCACCTTGCGGCGATTGCCCCGGCTGCCCGGACGGAGTCTGCACACTCGGCAAAGACCTAGCCAACATCATCGCTACGCTGGTTCGTTGCGAGAAGCGGGAAACCGACTTGGGCGCGATGTGCCTGTGGCTGGCGGAACACAACACGGAAATCGTCTACCGCGAACACTCGCTGAATGGGTACAACCACTGGCCGAGTAGTTGCGCTGATGTGCGGCTTGCGGCAGCGAGAGAGGCGACACAATGAAACGCTCAGACAAGGTGTTCCGATTCATCGGCAAACTTCTCGTCTACCTGCTCGCGGTGTTCCCCGCGTACGCGGCACTCTCACCTCTCGTATTCACGCCCGGCGCTCCGTGGTTCACCCGCGCCGCGTTGGCGTGGCTCACGCTCCTCTCATACCTGTGTCTGAATCGGCTCCTGTGGCCCGACCAGACGGAGTGTGTGCTGTGAACATCCTAGCGCCACACAAAGAGCAAGATGGATGGGTATATGTTCGCACGCTCGCAAAGGCCGTCCGCCCGTGGAGGCACTTTGCTCACGCTCCCGCAATATCGGGTGCCCCCGAGCGCGCGCAGGGCGCACCCTTTGGCGCGGCGATTCTCTACGACGAAGACCGGCCTGAGTCGCGCCGCATCTCCTCACGCCGCGTCGAGAAGGCCGTCGAGAACGACGACTATCTCAAGCGGTGCACGGACGAGGGACTGTTCGTGAAGTTTAGTCCCTTTGGTGAAGTGACGGTGCAGGGGCCGTTGGACGAGTATGTTCCGCATGAGGCTCCCACACTTCACGAGGCGTACTACCGCTACAAGGCGGTGCCGCGATGAGCCGCACATTCCGAGTCGTCCTGTTCGCGCTCGGCATGACGCTCGCAATCAACGCCGTGACGCTCCCCGACCCCATCGGTCGCGCTATCGCCATAGCACTCGGTATCGGCGTAGCGTGCGCGGGGGTGTTCGCTGATGAGCGTCGTCAGTGATAAGCACGCCATCCGTGAGGCGATACGCGCCGAGGGGCTTGCGTTCGGCTCCGACCGCATCTGCCCGGTGTGCTTCACCAAGCCGAAGGACGCCGCATCGGAGATGTGCGACTCCTGCCGACGCAAGCAGCCTGTCCCCAAGACGCAGGGACGACCGCCGAAGTACAGCGACGATGCTATCGTCAGCATGATATCCTACGGCGAGAACACCCCCGACAAACTGCTCGCAGCGTGCGGACTGCACTCCAAGACGACGATGATACGCCGTCTGCGCCGACTGCACGCCGAGGGTCGCGTGTACCTGACCGAGCGTGTACGCAGGCTCGGGTTCACTGTCAAAGTAAGGGAGGGATAGACATGATTCCCGAACCAAACCCAAGTGGATTGTGTTGGTGCGGTTGTGGACAAACGACCAGTCTCTCTCCGCGAAACCACAAACGAGCAGGACACGTGAAGGGTTGTCCCGTTCGGTACATCCACACGCATCATCTTGCCAAATCGCCAGTCGAGTATCTCGAACAGGACTGTGGCTACAAGACCCCGTGTTGGGTGTGGCAGCGGTATACCGACGCCGGGGGTTACGCTCAAGTTAACACAGGTAATCAACGAACCGCCCCAGCACACCGGTTCTACTGGGAGCGCGAGAACGGCCCGATTCCCGACGGGTTGCAGTTGGACCACCTGTGTCGTAATCGTGCCTGTGTTCGACCGTCACATCTAGAACCAGTAACCCAGACGGAGAACATCAGACGCGGCGCGGGTACGAAACTCAATGCGGCGGTCGTCCGGATACTTCGTGCCAGATACGCGGCGGGCGGGGTCACGTGTCCCGCCTTGGGACGCGAGTATGGGGTAGCGGCCACCACCATACACCACGCGATAGTGGGCTACACGTGGGCGGACGTGACCTGATGGGGTATGTGTTGTACGAACATCAAAAACACATGTTGGAACTGCTCACAGCCCACGACCGATTCTTGTTGCTTCCCGAACAGGGAACCGGTAAGACGTTGCCGACCTTGGTACACATCTCGAACCTCATCCTCGCAGGTGAGGCCGAGAGCGTGTTGATAGTGGCTCCGTTGTCAGGACTCGGTGCGTGGCGGCGGGACATCGCCAAATTCCCACCCGCTCGCAGGGACGCGCTGAACAAGGCCATCACGTTAATCAACTACGACCGGCTATCTAGAAAGAACAGCAAGTACCAGAAGGATACGTGGCGGACGTGGGGTGTCGTGGTGCTCGACGAGTCGCACGCGGTCAAGAAGCCGACGAGCAACCGGACGCAGTACTTCATCGGCAAAGGCGCGGCGCTTGGGCTGGTGAGCAAGGCCAAGTACGTCTACCTGCTCACCGGAACGCTCATCACCAACAGCCACCTAGAGGACGCATGGGCACCGCTTCGCGCGGTCCTCGGGGACGAGTGGCTGACGTGGGCAGACTTCAAGCGGCACTACCTCGTCACGAAGAACCTCCCCGGCTCGTACGCGGAGATAATCGTGGGGTACCGCAATCGTGCGGAACTGCTCGACCTGCTCGCGCAGCATTCCTACCGTGTGCTGAAGAAGGACTGTCTCGACCTACCCAAGGTGCAGGACGACGAGGTGATTGTGGTCCCGTTCGCCACAGGCAAGAACGCCGAGCCGTTCGGCAAGTCCACCCGCGAACTCTACAACGACGCGCTGGAGTCGTATGTCGAGGCTCTGGACATGGTGATGGACAATCCACTCACACGCATGATGCGGCTACGCCAGATAGCGGCAGGACACATCAGCGAGAGCGGGACAATCGACGAGACCGGACGCAAGGTCGCGGGTGCACGATACCCGCTCAACTCACTCAAGACGAAGTACGCCGTCGAACTCATCGAGGCGAATCTACCCAAGAAAATAGTAGTTTTTTACAATTTCACTGAGTCCTGTGCATCACTGGAGGCAGCGCTGAAGCGTAGAGGTATCGCGTATCACACACTCAACGGACAGACCAAGGACAAGAACGTCTGGATGACATTCCAGAAGGACGCGACTCCTGTGTTCATCGGTCAGTACCAGAGTGCGTCGAGGGCCATCGACCTGTTCGCAGCGAGCCGAACAATCTATTTGGAGCCGTCTGACTCATCCGAGATAATGGAGCAGAGTCGGGCACGCACCGACCGCAACGGGCAGACGGAAAGTTGCGTCTTTACATTCCTGCTAACCGAGGGTACGATAGAGGAGACCATGTACAAGACCCTGCTCGGACATAGTGACTTCGCCGAGGCGGGCTATCGGGAGATAGCGAGAGCACAACTGAAAGGTGGCAACTGATGGATGACAGAATGGTTCGAGCAATCGCAATCGTGGCGGGTTCGCTCGCGGAGGTGGATTCGCCATTCGCTGCCGAGGTGTTCGACGGTGTGCTGCGCCCCTACATCACCCGCATCGAGCGTGAGCGGGACGCGGCACGCAAGACGGTACGCGAATGGATAGCGCAAAACGCGCCCGGAGGTTGGATAGACGACCTGCGGCGGGAGCGGGACAAGTGGGTACTGCGGGCGCATGACGAGCAGGAGCGGGCTATCGCGGCTGTGCGCGTGGTGGAGTGGCTGGATGCCAACTACCCCGAGGTCGCCGAGCAATACACCTACGATGCGGCGGTGGCGAGATGACGCCCCACGAGCGGACTCAGCGAGACAGGATGTGCAAATCGAAGAAGCGCTACGAGACCGTCGGTGCGGCTATCCGCGCCGCCCTCGGGTCGAGCAAGTCATTCGCTCATGCGATGAGGTGGTACCGCTGCAAATATTGCGGAAAGTACCACGTCACTTCTCAGATACGCTGAGGGCTACTTACCGAACAGACTAATGAGGCTGATGATGATTCCGACGGCGGCGAACAGATACGCGACGAACACGCTGCCCTGTGACGCCTTGCCCCGTGTCACCGCCAGTTCCTCTTGGACGACGGCGATGCTCTTCCCCTGCGTGTCGATTCGACTGTTCGTTTCGCTCACTCGCGCATCGGCGTCGGTCTTTGCTTTAGCCATCGCGCTTTCGGCCTCGCGCTTTGCTGTCGTCACATCGCCGCGTATTTGGATGAAGTCGCCATCGAATCGCTGACCGCGTTCTTGAAACTGAGCGTGGGTCACGAATACGCTGCTCTGCTCGTCTATCTTGCAGCGTAGTGTCTCCAGACCCCCGAGGAACTCGAAACGTATCTTCGAGAGTTCGCTGTAGACTAGCGCCAGCGTCACTCGCTCGCTAGGTGTGTCGTCGGTCATGGGTCTCCAGAAGGGTATGCACGCAGCACGGATAGATGAGGTTCATTATACACTACCGTGGGTGAACGGGCAACCCTGACTCATCCTTGCACTTCACCGTCCGTTGTGTTAGGGTAGACATCCGAGAAGGAGGGGAACGCAACATGGCACGTCGTAAGACTCTAGAACCTCCGTGCGACCCCACGACCGTCGCCACCGGCGACCTCGTGACCGCTCGTATGTACCCTTGCCGCACATACTACAACAAGCCGGTCCTCATCACGGGTATCGTCCGTGAGGTCGTCGAGGGGTGGCTCTCACTCAAGTCAGCAGGCGGGTATCATACCGTGCGGCTCATCGACATCGTGAAAATCAAAGCGGGCACGCAAGTATGACCAACTACCACACCATCCCCGCCGCGTTGGCCAACACACCCAATTGGCTCTGCTGGCGCGCTGTTGATACGGGCAAGGGACGGATGTCCAAGCCCCCCGTGTCGCCCAAGACGGGCATCGTCTGTGCGAAGAACGATGTCACCAACTTCACCACGCTGCGCGATGCCTTGGTCGGTATGGAACGGTACGGACTTGATGGCGTGGGGTTCGTGTTCACCGAGGGTTTCGTCTGTCTGGATTTGGATGATTGTTTTGACGACACAGGTGTGATGTCGCCTGTCGCGCAGAATATCTACGACCATTTCGACTCGACATATACGGAGTACAGCCCAAGCGGCAACGGACTCCACATCATCATGCGTGGACACAAATCCAATGCTCGGACGAAGGACTCAGCGCTCGGCGTCGAGGTATATGGTGGCGGCTGGTACTTCGTCACCGTCACGGGCGACCATGTTGACGGCACGGGCACCGACGCCATCGAGATGCAGGACGCCGTGGACTGGTTGTTCAGCGAATACCTGCCGCCCATCGTGTCAGCGAACACCGAGCACCCACCCGTCGAGCACGGCGACCGCACACCCGCCGAGTGGCTGGCGTTCGGCATCGCTCACGACACCAAGATGTGTGATGTCTACAACAACACCGACCACACCGGCGACGAGTCCTCAAGTGATTTCCGCCTGCTTTCCAAACTGGCGTACTGGCTCAACCGCGACGAGACGGCGGTCCTCGCTGCGTTCATGGCGTCCCCGTGGACGCGGACAAAGGACGCCGCGCACGCGAAGAAGTTGGAGCGCGCGGACTACCTGCCCGACTCCGTAGCGAAAGCCGTGATGCTCTGTTCCTCCACCGCCAACGAGAGTGCGCGGCAGGACGAGACGAAGGCGGTGCGTTTTTTCACGCAAGCCCCGCTCGATGAGGAGGGAGAGGACTTCCCCCTCAAGGACTACACCGACCTAGGCAACGCTATCGCTATGGGTCAGGTATACGGTGAGGGTCTATGTCATGCGCCCGAGTGGGGCTGGTGCTTCTTCAACGGGTCGCGGTGGGAGACGGATGTCACCTTCCGCGCGATGAACGCCTCGCGTGATATCTCCATCGCTCTGATGGATAGTGCGAAAGCATGGGTCGCGAGAGTCACGGACGCGCTCGACGCCGACGGACTGGCGGCAGACTCCGAGGAGGGTAAGCGCAGGCTCAAGCCCGCGCATACACTCTACGCCCACGCGCTGAAATCTCAGTCAGAGCACGGCATCACCGCGATGGTCACGCTCAACAAGTCGTACATGCTCGCGCCCGCCGACACATTCAACACCGACCCGTGGCTGCTCAACACCCCGACGGGTGTGGTGGACCTCAAGACGGGCGAGGTCATGCCGCACGACTCGAAGTACCGGCTCACCTATTCGAGCGCGGTAGCACCTCAGACTATGCCTACGCCCATGTTCGATGCGTTTCTGGACAAGGTGTTCTGTCACGACCCCGACCTCATCGAGTTCGTGCAGACCGTGTTCGGCTCCGCGCTCGTTGGTAAGGTCTATACCGAAAACCTAATCATAGCCAACGGATGTGGGAGTAACGGCAAGTCCACGCTGTTCAATACGATACAGTATCTCCTAGGAGATTACGCGACATCCATCGACCCCAACCTGCTCATGGCGTCCAAGCCGACCGAGCAGGCTGTGGGGATGGCGATGATGCAGGGCAAGCGGTTCGCTGTGGCACAGGAGACCGAGGAGGGTCAGCGGCTCTCCTCCTCCATGCTCAAGCGTATGGTGTCCACGGACGTGATGGTCGCCAAGAAACTCTACAAAGACCCCCACGAGTTCACACCGTCGCACACGCTTGTGCTGAGTACGAACCATCTGCCGAAAATCAGCAGCACCGACACGGGCACATGGCGACGCATCATCGTCCTACCATTCGAGGCGGTAATCCTACCATCGGAGATAATCACCGACTTCCACTCGCTGCTGATGGAGCGCGAGGGTGCGGGTATTCTCCAGTGGTGCGTCGAGGGTGCGGTCAAGTTCTACGAGATGGGGTGTGACATCCCAATCAAGCCCGAGGCGGTCATGCGCGTGAGTGCTGAGTACCGCGTTGACGAGGACTGGGTGGCTCGGTTCACGGGTGAGTGCTGCACCGCTGGCGACCCGCACGACGAGACGGTGTTGTTGAAGCACAACGACCTGTACCGCATCTACCAGCATTGGGCCAAGAACAACGGCGAATACGTCAGGAGCACCAACGCGCTCAGTCGTGCGCTCCAGACATCCGGTTGGCTCGGGAAGCAGAAGTGGTTTGACGAGGACAGCAAGGCGACAGTAAAAGTGTGGTTCGGCTATGCGATGCTTGATGGTGGACGGAAGTTCACACTCACACAGGGAGGGACGGCATGACGCGAGGTCATCTGGACTACGACGTGGACCTGTTCGACGACCCGCTCGATGATGACTTCGACGAACTTGACGGGTTTCATCGAGTAGTTGACATCTCCCACGATGACGTGTATGGTGATGTCCCCGAGTGTGACTTCGGGTTCGGAGACAGCGACGGGTACTGTATCAAATCGAAGTATGGTTGTCACATAGTTGGCTGTCCGTACGCGACAGAAATCAACTGATTGGGGTGAACGATGAGCGTCTGGGAGTCTGACACGCGTGACCCGAAGGATTGTCCAGACCCGAGTGTCCACGGCAATCCGTTCCGCTACTGCCCGTACTGCTCGTGGATGGAGGAGCCTACGCCCATGACCTTCACCGACCCGAACAGGCCGCTGTCCTACTCCTCGGCGAGCGCCCCGCCCGTCATCACCGACGACGCGGTGCAGGAGGCGCTGGACGACTCGCATCTTTGCCCCATCGGATACTGTTTCGTGTGCGACGATGTACATGCAATCATCACCACCGTACTCGCTGACCGTGAACAACAGGCGAAGCGCGCAATAGCGGCAGAACTCGAAGCGGAGTCGCTGGCGCTCGACGTATGCGGTATGGGCAATCGGCAGATGGAGTTGGAAGCCGAGGGCGAACGACTGCGGGACCGGCTTGTCGTGATGACCGAGGACCGCGACCACCATCAGCGTGTTGCGACTTGGTTCGCTAGGATGCTCAACGACCACGACACCCCAACAGAAATCAACTGAGGGGCACAGACACATGTCAAAGCAATCGGTTCCCTGTCATCGTTGTGGATTCCCCGCGCGCAGGGGCGCGCTACCTATCATCTGGCGCTGCGACGAAACTGGTACTGGACGCGCAGCGTTTTGTAGTGTAGCGTGTCTAGAAGCGGCACTCGGAGGACATCTCCGCGAGCCGTGGCGCACACTTCAACTAGCAGTCGAGGATGCAACCAAACCTTCTCAATAGGAAAGCCAAGGTTCATCACCATGACGCAGGAACTCTATTTCTACGACACCGAGACTTTTGCACACGACAACCTGTTCGTCTTTCGCCGTCGGCGGGATGGGGTCGTCTATTCGTTCTGGAACGACCCCGACGGGGTTCAAGACTTCGTAGCACTGATGAATCCAATCCTCTGTGGCTACAACACGCAGGGATATGACCAGTACATTCTGAAAGCCGCTCTCCTTGGGTGGACGCCAGAAGAAATCAAAGTCGTCAACGACACCATCATCCATGAGGATGACCGGACTTTGGTTTGGGCGTTGTTCAACGGGTCGCCGTGGGTTGACCTTCCCGTGAGCATTGACCTCTGGCCCGACATCGTTCCGCGCAAGGGTCTCAAAGAGATTGAGTCAAATATTGGAATGTCCATCGTGGAATCATCGGTACCTTTCGATATCGACCGAAGACTGACAGACGCCGAGCGCGACGAGGTACTGCGGTACTGCCAGCATGATGTCGAAGCCACGGAAGCGCTGTACGCGCTGAGGTTCGACTATCTCAAAGCAAAGACCGACCTCTGTGAACTCGCCAACATCGACCCACTCACGATGTTGAAGCACACCAACGCACGCATCGTCAGTGAAGTCATGGAGGCTGTCCGTACCACTCCGACGTTCGAGACCTACACCATCCCCGAGAACATAGATATCACGACCATCCCAGATGATGTAGTTAACTATGTCATGGCGCTGAATACCGACAACTGCACCGACAAGTCGTACCCGTCGCTGGAGTTCCTGTTCCACGACTGCCCGACCGTCGTGGGGCTTGGTGGCATCCACGCCGCCGTGCCGTCGTATCAAGAACACGCGACCGACGAGCGGGCTATCCTGATGCAGGACATCGGGTCGTACTACCCGTCTCTCATTATCAACAACGGCTACATGTCCCGAGCGGTCCCCGACGCGAGTGTCTACAAGCGGTTCTACGACACGCGCATGGCTGCAAAAGCGATGGGTGACAAGGCGACAGCCGAGGCCGCGAAACTTGTGTTGAACACGACGTACGGCACGATGAAGGACACCTACAACAAGATGTTCGACCCGATGCAGGCTACGCGAGTGTGTCTGTCGGGACAACTCTATATCATCGACCTCATCGAGACCATGTACCGCGCGGCAGGAGACGGCCTGACGCTCGTGCAACTCAACACCGACGGATGGGTCGTTTCGTGCCCCCGCGAGTCTCTACGGACCGTACAGCAAGCCGTGGAGGCATGGCAGGCCCGGACGGGGCTGGTCGTCGAGACCGACGAGGTTGCCATCATCGTGCAAGCCAACGTGAACAACTATGTTCTGCGCTTCGCCGACGGCAAGACCAAGGCGAAGGGCGGCGTCGTCACACACGGCGTACGGCAAGACAAAGAACATAAAGGTGAGATAGGCAACGGGGGCGACTTCAAGTCTAACTCGGCAACAATCATCGACGAGGCGATACTGTCATTCCTGCTGGACAACGTGCCCATTTCAGACACGATAGATGCCTGTTCTGACATCGAGCGGTTCCAAATCGTCGCCAAGGCAGGACGGACGTTTTCCAAGGTCGTGCATGTACGGTGGTTGCTCGACGGGTACGGCGATGAGGTTGATAGCGCCGAGGACGAGACTCAGCGGTGTAACCGGGTGTACGCCACGACCGATTTGGATGTGGGCGGCATCTTCAAGGTCAAGATGGAGGACGGAAAGGAGACGGGTCGGTCGCGTATCCCGCTCACCCCCGAGCACTGTTTCGTGGACAACGAGAACCTGTGGCAGAAGAATGGCGATTTGGCATTGACAACGCTCGACAAGTCGTGGTACGCTGCTCTGGCAACAGAAAAAGCCAAGGCATTCATCACCCGAGACAAGAAGGAGAAGGACCAAATGGCAACTGTAGAGGAAACCACCAACGAGTTGAAGGACAAGCCCAAGCCGACGCGCAAGGCAAAGGACACCGTGGTCGAGACACCGGCAATCCCGTCGTTCGCCGAGAAGTTGCTGACACTCAACGCGATGATGCTCACAGGCAGCACGGGGGTTTCGTTTGACAAGGTGGTCTCGGTCGGCGGCGGTTCGTCCGTCGAGTACGCCGACACGCAGCAGTACAAGTCGTGGTTCGCGCAGGCGTGCCAGAAGGTCGGGTTGGTCGCCAAGTTCGACATCTCGACTCGTTTTCTCGGAGTCGTCACGCCAGAGGGAAAGACTCCCTCCTACGGCGCGCAGGCCGATGGGTTCATCGCGCTGCGTGACGTGAACCAGTTTGAGGCAATGGAGACGTATGAGGTCTCAGGTTTCGGCGCGAACGTGCAGCCGGGATTCTGCAACGGCGCGGCGCAGACCAACGCGCTTCGCAACTTCTTGCTCAACAACTTCATGCTCGACAACAAGGGCCGCGAGGGCGACGACCAAGCATTCAACGCAGCCACCGACAACAGCGCGAAGAACGGGTATGTCGCACCCGCAGCCAAGGCTGAGATGAAGCAGGGCATCGCCGCCGACAAGGCCGAGGCCGCGTCGTTCGCCACGGACATGTTCGCCAAGGCGCTGTACGACAACATCATCGCGGCTCAGAAGGTAGACCCGAAGTTCTGCGTCAAGATGGTCGCCGAGCACTTCGCCGCTGACGGCACGCCGCTGCTCGGTGCGAACGGCAAGTCCACCCTCGCGAAGGACAAGGCCGTCGCCACCCTGACCCGTGCCGAGGAAATCATCGCTACCGCGCCGAAGTCCGAGGACGAGTAGTCATGGCCGAGAGAGCCGCGTGTTATATCTGTGGGGCGCGGGTCGAGACCCGAGCGTTCGAGACGGTGGAAACCTCGTCCACGTTGAACAGTCTCCACGTCTCATCTCCCGATGCGTTGATTAACAATCGAAGGTACGTGTTGTGTCCCTATCACATGAGCGACATCATTCGTGTCATCGAGACGATGGGAAATACAACCGGGCCGATTGTCCTTGATAAGATTGTAGAGATTCCCAATGCCTAAGTTCAAGCCGTGGGAGTTCGTCACCGACAACACGATTCGTGTGTCCACAGGACCGACGAGCAACCCCAAGAAGATGACGGGTACGCGCCTCGGTGCGATTCTCGGAGTCAACAAGTACAAGTCCGACTTTGGTGCGTGGTGTGAGATTTGCCGAGTCGCAGAAGACCCGTTCGTCGAGTCGAAGTACACCCGCGCCGGTATCGCCATCGAGCCTATCTTGATGGCGTGGTGCAAGGAGAACGTCAGTCCGTACATCGTGACACCCGAGCAATGGTTCGGTACTTCCGAAAAGTTGTACGACCACTTCCCGAGCGAACCTGTGTTCGGTGGCATGTGGGACTTCCTCGTGCTA